TAAACAAAGATACCAAAAAATAGGTATCAAAATTTATTTTTAGAAATTCAAATCTAGGGGGGGGGTGGATGAAGTTTACAAAAACTTAACAATTGTTTCCGAAATGAAACTAATTTCACTCAAGCCGTGAGGCATTGCATTTTCAAAAATGCACTAAAATAGATGCAAGCTCCACACACGCACACACACACAACACTAGGAAGAGTGAGGGGGAAAAGGATAGTGAACGGGGTGTAAAAAAACTACGCCCGAAGGCGTAGTTTTTTTATATTGGATTATTCGAGTTCAGTATCACCGAACCTATAGCTGTCTGCAGAGCTGCTGTCTTTGTACAGGTTGCTCTCGGGGTCATTGTACTCTTCAGGAGAGCACACATACTCCCAAACCGAGGACAAGCCTACGTTTTCAGAAAGTCCTTTCCTGTCATTATTGACAGCGAAGCATCTGGGGCAGCAGACCTCAGTGCGGTAGTATCTTTGACCGCAGACGCCGCAGTGCTTATCTTCTCCCTGAGTCCAGAGATCCTCTCCAGGATGCTCAGCCTCAAATTTAAGCTGAGCTTCGAGAGCTTCACGCTGGAAACGATACTCATCAGCCTCAAGTGGAAGTACTGCATAGTGCAGCTTCTTACTTGCTCTGGATCTACCTGCAGCGACCGTTTCTCCTTCGTCATTAACAAAGGAGCGATAGCCGTCTCCGAGGTCATCCCAGCAGTTGGACTCTTTACGGGTTTTAAAAGCGAAGTCATGATCCATATCATGCATCTGAGCATACAACTCGAGCTCTTCTTCAGAGAGCTCCCAGTCATACTTCATTCTTACAAGTTTTCTCAGGTCATGACGATACTCAGCTTTCTCACCAGTGTAGTAAGAGCCCCAGTACTCCTCAAATTCCTGCTGTTCCTCAAGTTCTTCACGGAGATCTTTCATGCTCTTAATGAGGATATTACCCTGATAGTCATATGCGTATCCTCCTTCATCAAGAGCGATGAAAAGGCTATCATCACTATAATCACGAGTATTGAGCAAGTTATAGCCTTTAAGGACCATCACCATGGAACCGTAACTATTGAAGTACGCAGGAAGCAGAGTTATGTGCCCGAACTTACCTCGTTTGCCATTGGTGTATTCAGGGTGGCTCTTCAGATAAGCCTTGAAGATTTCCTTCTTTTCACCGAAGGAAAGCTCCTTGCCACTTGCAGGGAACTGCTTAGGATCCTTCTTGTGGATTTCCTTGATCCACTCTTCAGTGAACTGCCAGAAGTCAGTAACGAGGTTGCTCTTTTCAGGCAACACTTTGGAATCCTTCAGCTCCTTGAAGATGCTGGTATAGACTATTCTCTTGTCAGCCCAGGAGCCCTGGATCTGACCCGAGAAATCGTCGATCATGAATACGTTGGCATCAGCCTTGACATGGGGCAGAGATGCTACAGCTTTGCAAATGTTTTCGATTTTGGACATTGTTTTTTCCTCCAATATTTAATATTTTTTATTTTGTTGGGGCTTTGCTATGGACTTGCTGGGACTTACTTGTTTCCCCATACGCCGGGGATCTTTGCCTCTACTTCTGCTTTCTCAGCATCAGTCAGAGCCAGACGAGTCATGTAGGACTCGTATTCTTCTTTAGTGTAGCAGATAACAGGAAACTGTGACACAGACAGAATTGTACGAGTGCCATCCAAGGACTCTTTGAACTGCACCTTCGGAGCGCAGAACCAATGCACCTCCTTTCCTACGAGTCCGACTTTGGCATCCTCAAGGAATTTGCCATAGACTTTCCTTGCAGGAAGCTTGTTGATCTCTTCCAGAGTATCACCGGGAAGATCAATCTCGATAGATTCATCTTCGAGATACTCAAAGAAGTCTTTGCCCATGACGCTCTGAGAAAGCTTGTTGATAGCCCTCTCAAAGCTCCAATAAACCTGGAAGTTTTCATTCAGGTTTACCTCAGGCTTCCCGAACTTGTCGGTCTTACCTGCAGTAGGTGCCGTGAAGAAGATATTCTGCACGGTCTTGACTCCAGCTACATCAAGCTTGAGCTCAATGTAGTGAGATTCTTTCCGCTCAGAACCAGACTTATCGTTTACAGAATAAACGAGTCTGAGATCTTCCAGAGTGCCTTTTACTTCGACACCAGCTACGAAAGTGTTGCTCTTCTTGGCCTCTACAGCGATTTTGTTGTTGAACTTCATATTAATTTCCTTTCTGGGCTTTTTGCCCTATAAGATGTGAACCCTTGCTCAACCAGTTGCGTAGGTTCGGTTGTAGTCGCTGGTACGACTATTCTTAATGCTTCTATTGAAGCCTTAGAACCAGTTCTCTATAGCAGCTATACCTATTGCGTGCCTTGCTACATATCCTATCTCAGTCGGATCGAACTTGAGGACACCCTCAATACTCTCTAGAATATCAAGGAACTTTTCGTTGGGAGTACTGACGTCACCATCAATGTTTGACATATTCCAAATCCATCTGAATCTGTCAATGGATACCTCGTAGTGACTGCGCTGACGACGATTACCAAAAGAAGTATTGTCCAACTTAACTGTGACTAATGTTCCATTAGGAAGCTCAAGAAGAGCAATCCCAGAGGTTTTCCAGTAATTGGCATAACTGCGGTCTTTTTCATCATCGAAGTTGCGGTTGAGTTGCTCTCCGTACACTGACACGACCTTGATTGAGCTGTTAAAGATAGACATAACTATCTCCTTTCCGGGCTTTTTGCCCAATAAAATATTTTACTCCCTGCTATTACCCAGGGGGTGGGGTTTAAAATCCCCTTCACCGCAGGTGAATGGCTATATACTCCTACATATTCTTCTTTTTTCTTCCTTCTAATAAAACCAATTTTCATTTTCAATAAAAACCATTTTCAAATCCTATTTAAAAAACGCACCATAAACGCACGAAAAACGCACGAAAAACAAAAGTTTCTCTTTACAAAACCACCCCCCTGGGGTTAAAATATACTTGCCAAATGGTACCTAAAAGGAGGTTAATATGCAAAAAATCATCATCACAATTTCTGAGAACAAGCTTAACCTTGAGCTCGAAGGTTCTATTACCTGGCCTCAGGCTTGTCTCGCACTCATGTCCACACTTGGAAATCTGGCAAAGACCACTGTAGCGAATCTGACTAAGGACAATGAACTCACAGAAGAACAGTCTCAGGTTCTTCTGGAAGATATTGCTAATCAGATCAACTTCGCTGCTTCAAATGTACTGAATGATCTGGTACCTCCCAAGCCAGATCAGCAGCTCTCTGAGGCAGCCATAGCCGCTGCAGAAAACATCATCATTAGAGAAGCAGCTAAGAAGAAGATGCCTATTGAAGAGGCTATCGTAAAAGCTGAAGAGCTGCTGAAGCCGTATCTGGAATGATGGACCATCATCTTGTCACGCTATATGACATGCAATTTTATGCTAATTTTTGGGAGGTTCCTGACATAATGGAAGCACTTACAAAACTGCCTGACTCTGGTCAGCGCACAGAATTTAAGACAGGAGCAGTTAGAGACCTGTCTGTAGGTAAAGGTAGAATGGATCTTCTTCCTTGGCTAGCCATCATCGAGGTGGCAAAGCATTGTGAGAAGGGTGCTATTAAGTACGGAGAAAGAAACGTAGATAAGGGCATCCCAGTGCATTCATTCTATGATTCTGCAGCAAGACACCTGGCTAAGCATATTTCAGGTCTTACTGATGAAGACCATCTCGTAGCGGCCTGCTGGAATCTGCTCTGGGCCTTGCAGCAGAGATTCACACACCCTGAGCTGGATGATATGCCTAAACCTGCTCCTAAAACAGAAAAGGGTGAGCATTAATGGCACAGCTAGAGTGTTGCCCTAGATGCGGTTCTCCGTGGAAATTAACCAGAGCAGTAAATGGAGCTCCTTCAGAATTTTGGAGAGAGTGTTCAAATAAGAAATGCAACACTTATCTGAACACCTACATACCTCAGGCTCACCAGTATGCCTTTCACAGAGACTCTCATAGATTCACAGGTAACTTCGGAGGCTACGGTTCAGGCAAGACTCTGACTTCTCGTGAGGAATGTATGAAGCATTTCTTCATTACTCCGAACGGTAACACTCTTATCGGTGCCAACGTACAGTCTCAGTACGAACAAACTCTGAAGCGTGAGCTTGAGGCAGATCTACCTGCAGCGTTCGTTAAGCGTTACAACACTCAGAAACAATACATGGATCTGATTAACGGTCATCGAGTTATGTACAGACCCTTCGATGATCCTGAAAAAATAAGGTCGTACAACCTGACACAGTTCGTTATTGTTGAGGCTTCTGAGGTTAAACAGGCTTCTTTCACTCAGCTGAAAACTCGTTTGCGTAATACTGCAGGAACTACTTTTCAGACAGATGAAAACGGTGAGGTTCTCTTTAAAGTAGCTAAAAACGGTGTAGCAATCCCGCTGATCGAGCACGACTGGCGTAAAGGTATCATTGAATCTAACCCTGACGCAGGCTGGATCAGAGACGATGTTCTGCTTGTTTCAGATAAAATCTACAAGCATGGAGACATCTTTGACTCCTACGATCAGCTGGATTCTCAGAAAGACCGTTACATTTCTACACATGTTACCTCAACGTCTGCAAATGAGTACTTGCCTGCAGACTTCATAGCAATGAACACAAAGAACAAACCCGCCTGGTGGGTTCAGAGGTATATCTACGGCAGCTTCATGTATGCCGAAGGTACGGTCTACCCCAATGCAATGAGCTGCGTTTGCGATCCGTTCCCTATTGACAAGAACATGAAACGCTTAATTGCCTTCGACTATGGTCTGTCTGACGATGCTGTTTACGTCTTCGCTGCGGTCGATGAAGTTAATTCTTGTGTGTACATCTATAAAGAAGTCAGATGTAACGATAGGAACATAGAAGAGCTAGCTAGGATCTATCATGAAGAGACCAGGGACATTCCTTCAGGTGGCTTGGTTACTTCACCTATCATAGACCCTAAGTCTGGACCTAAAAGAGACTACGAGAAAAAGTCTCTGGCAGAGCATTTTCTGGATTTCAACATAGCCTTTAAACCAGGCTTCGTAAATGTTGATGCTCGTATCTTCAGATTGAACACTTACTTTGAGACTGGTAAGATCCTTATCTTTAACACTTGCGTAGATCTTATCAGAGAGCTGAGAGAGTACAAGTTTAAAGCTGACGAGAGTATGCATTCAGGATTTACAGGTAAGCCTGAAGATAAAAACAACCACGGTATCAATGCTCTGGAATGGATCGCTATGGAGCTACCTGCCGATCCTAAAAACCTTATCAGAGGCATCTATGACAAAATGGGTAGAGACCTGACAAGAGAACAACAGGCCAAGGATTATAGGTATCACCCGCTCTCTGATGATATTATGCCCCAGGATGACGAGAACCCGTTCGATGTAGTTACATACCAATATGGATTCTTTTAAGGAGGAAAAATATGCCCACTGAAGTTATTAATATGCTGGAAAATATCAGTGCTTCTACAGACGGATATGTCGTACTTTCCAATACTCCAGAGGCTTGGGTTATCACTGTAAACGGCGTAGAAACATTTAGATTGGAGAAAGACAATGGATGATTTTTCTGTAAAACTTATTAAAAGTCCCACTGAAGAAGATTGGGACTTGGTCAAATACCTGGCGCTTCTTACTGACAATAAGAAGATGATTAACAAGCCCACGTTTGAGTGGAAGCATAAGATTCTCAGAGCGAGACATTCTCCCATTCGAGAGCTCAAGTTTATCTTTGAGATGCAGATTCCGTACTATGTTTCTGTGCACCTGTGCAGACACGTTCATGCACAGCCTTATGTCAGCACTCAGAGAAATGACAGACAGGACAAGTATGACCGTAGAAAGGCTCCTCAGGATGCACCTGTTACCATGGCTTTTTCAGTAAATGCTGAAGAACTGCTTACGATTGCAAGCAAGAGACTGTGCAGCAAAGCAGATGAGTTTACACAGGAAGTCATTTACCGTTGCTGTGAACTCGTTGAAGAGAAGTATCCTGAGTTTAAGGGTTTGTTCGGGCCTCCCTGCGTGATCTACGGGAAGTGCTTTGAAATATTTCCTTGTAAGGAGGACTAAATGGAAATCATAATTCTTTATGTGTGTCTTCAGCTTATACTGTTCCTGCTTATCTTTATGTTTGTAGAGATCCGGGGTATTCGTAAGCTGATTGACAGTTACATCATTAAACAGCAGAATGATGTAGCTATTCCTCAGGATGATAAAGATGCATTCCTTGAAGAGGACAAGAAGAAAGCTGCTGACTTCTTCGCTAGTATCGCAACGCTTAACTCGTTTATGACAGGACAAGATTATACGGAGGAAATAAATGATGTCGGAAAACAAGAAACCTGAAAAGAAAAAACCTGATGACAGCAAAATCCTCGGTAAGCTTAAAGAGTGTTATGAGCTTGGCAAGCAGTACTACAGCAACGATCATAGACGTATGCAGATGCTCAACGATACTGATAATGGGTTCCTGTGGAGAGCAATAGGAGCCAAGTTCCCTCCTTATCAGATTCTTCCCGACACCAACTTTATCAGCTATGTCAAAGATAACATTCTTGCGTCGCTGTATACCACAGCTAAATCTGCAGAGGTACGACCTACGTCTGAAGATGATAAAGAACTCTGCACCAAGCTCAATATCATTCTCGATAATTTGTGGTCCACGCAGGATATAGGATTTAAACAGTTTCAGGCTGGAGAAAGAGCCGCGCTGCTTAACCTCGGTATAACTCAGGTTGGCTGGCTCGAAAACACTCTCGTAGGTAAAGGTGACTTCACCAGCAAGGGCCAGGTAGTTCTTCAGAATATCGACCCGATGTGTTTCATGCGAGATCCTTTCGCTACGGACTTCGAGACCGCAGGTTGGTGCTGTACATGGAACCGACTCCATAAATCTGTGATCCTTTCAAATCCGCAGTATAAGGAAAGATTTGAAGAGTTCCTTGAGAACAACAAAGGTCTCGGCTCTGATGAGGTAACTCCGAACTATGGTTCTACACATGAGAATGCTTCTGATAAGAATCATTATAATGTGTTCCAGTTCTGGATTCGTACCCCTGAGGGCAAGATCAACGAGTATCATACCCTGGATCAGAACTGGATCCTTCACCGTAAGGAAGATATCAAACCTTCAGTATTTCCATTCGCGCTGCTCTACTGCAATAGCCCCGGCAGAAATATGGTGGGTATTTCCCCTGCAGCAAAGGTGTTCGCTAATAACGTAGCGTACAACATGATGAACTCTTTGGCGCTGACCGCAGAGTACAAGAACCAGAGACCGCCTAAGTTCGTATCTGCTCAGTCTGGACTTAATATTCCTGCGTTTACTCGGCACGGTGCTGAGGCAGACCGTACCTTCGTCGTTAACCAGGATGCAAGCAAAGCTGTTCATTATCAGCAGTTCCCGCAGGTATCTCCGCAGATGAATAGTCTTATTCAGACTATGCAGATGAATATTCAGGACATCTCTGGTGTGGACCAGCGCTACACGGGCAGAGATACTGGATCTATCATTACCACAGGTGGTACTGAGGAAATGCTCAATCGTGTAACCATGATTGACACTCCTAAGATCGTCAATTATGAAAAGTATACCAAGGATCTCACCAAGATTATCCTTGCGTATATGATAGAGTTCTCTCCCAAGCGTAAGTACTTCCTGAAGAAGCCTATGTCAAGAGATTACGAAGTCGTCGAGATCGACTTCCCTAAGATTGATCGCAAGACTCTGTTCTCTTACGACATTCAGATATCCAGTGAGCTGCCCAAGAATAAACAGCGTGTTGCTGCATGGGCTGACGCTATTATGGAGAAACAGAGACAGTACGCTGAAGGTGGTAATACTGTTCAGCTTCTTACTGAGGAAGAGTGGCTTATGCTTCAGGATATTCCGTTTAAGGAACTGCTCCTTGAGCGTATGGGATTCCAGAGAGACACTAACGCGATCAAGCAGGCTTCCAGTACAATCATGCAGTACGCTGCACTGGTTGAACAGGGTGTGCCTCCTGAAGATGCCCTTATGCTTGTTTCTCAGCAGTTGGAGCAGATGCAAGCCGGTAAACCTGTAGAAGCTATTGATCCGTCAAGCATAATGCCTGGACCTCCCGAAGCTATGACGGGTGGCCCCGCTCCTATGCCTAATGCACAGCAAACAATGGTTCCTCCCGTGATGGACATGGGCACGGGTATGGATACCATTTAAATCTCCTTTTATAGTAGGAAAGAGCCCTTTATGGGCTCTTTTCTTACTTTAGGGTGTTGACAAATGATTACATATAGTATATATTTAACGTAGCAGGACCAGGTTCCGCAGCCTTAATTGTGTGTAGGTACTGCCTCCTATATAGTCGCCGCTATATTATGAAAGGAGAAATAGGTTGATATGGATGTATCTTTGACCCCTGAAGATTTCGCTGCAGCATTTGGCTTGACAGAGGAACCTTCGCAAGAACCCTCGCAGGATCCCCCAGCACAGGATCCTCCCGCAGAAGATCCCTCGCAGGAACCCTCTGGTAATGATGAACCCAGTGAACCCTCTGAAGGAGGTGACGGTGGATCTAATAATCAGAATCCCCCCGCGCAGGATCCCTCAGCTCAGCGTAGAGCAAATCAGGCTAATCAGGCATTTGCAAGAATGCGTACTGAGAATGCCACTATGCTCAAAACCTTGCAGCAGACTGCAAGTATTCTTGGGATTGATCCCAAGTTGCCCCCTGACCAGCTTTCCCGACTGATTCAGCAGAAAGCCACTGAAGCTCAGGCTAAACGTAATAACATAGACCCTGAGATTATGAAGAGGCTCAATCAGCTTGAAGACGTTAACGCGCGTTATCAGGCTCAGGAACGAGAGAAAGCTCTTTCAAACGACTTTCTCACAATCAAGAATAAGTTCGGTGCGACAGATGATGATCTGATGGCTTTTGCCCAGGCTTTGGATAGTGAGAACTACGATCCTTTTGCTCCTGGTGCAAATAACTTGATTACAGAATTTATCAGTCGGAACTTTGACAAAATCATTCAGAACAAGGTAGACGCTGCTGTTCGTGCTGAGCAGGAACGTGCTGCCAAAGGAAGCGGCGCATCTGCACCCGCTCAAAAGCAGGGTCAGGAAAATAAGGAGGAGCAGAAGATCAGCACTCAGGCTGATTTCGATGCTTTTATGAATAGCCTTACAGATAACAATTAAAATTAATTAAAATGGAGGAAACTTACAATGCCTGGAACTGTGCATCTTAATTCCACAGCAGACATCAATACCTATGTCGAACTCGCTAACAGAGCGGGTGGCAATGGTAGGTCTAAGATCAATCCGGAGATGTTTTACACCAAACAGCTCCTGGACACCATCCGCTACGATGCGGACCAGTACGTTTACTACAGACTCGCGGATGAAACCCCGATTCAGGATAAGGCTGACAAGCTGCAGATGAGACGCTGGGCACCCCTGCAGGCCCATACTGTTCCCCTCACTGAGGGTATGCCGCCCGTGTCCGATAAGGGCTCCGTCGAGGAGTACACCATGCAGGCTTTCCAGTATGGTCGTTACATGGAGTTCACCGATAAGGTTGACTTCGCTGTCATTGACCCTGTGATTGCCCACTATACCAAGGAGTACTCCCTGGTTGCTATGGAGACCTTCGATATGCTGGCTCGTGAGTGCCTGTTTGGTATCGCCAACAAGTACTACGCGAATGCCGCTAGAAACTTCGAGGCTCTCACCGTAGACTCTACTCCGAACATGACCGACCTTCGACTCATTACCCTGAGCCTGAAGAAGCAGCTTGTTAAGCCCAGACGCAACGGTCGTTACCATGTCATTGGCTCCCCCGAGTTCTTCTATGACATGATCTCCGACCCCACTGTTCAGGCTTACATGACGATCAACCAGACCACTAAGACCATGTATGACAATGGCAAGCTGGTTCCCATGTTCGACATGGAGTTCTATGAGACCCTCTGTGTGCCTACTTCGTCCGAGTTCGTGAAGAACGGTGTCATCAATAAGCGTCTCTACCGCAAGAAGTCTGATGGCTCTTACGAGTACATGAACATGCCCAATGACATGAACGGTGATACCAACGGTACCTACGTCTCCAAGGTTTCCACTTGGGTTAAGGATGCTCGTACTGGTCAGGATGCTTCTTACATTCCCAATCAGCTCGTCTGGGATGTTGACGCATTCAGCACTGCCAATAAGGGTAACGGTAACGACTGGGCCGAGTTCAAAGCTCAGCACATTCTTGTCGTCGGTAAGGACGCGCTTGTCAGAACTGGTTTGGCTGGTGAGGGACAGGCTAAGGTCTATGTTAAGCAGAAGGGTTCTGCTGGCGTACTGGATCCTATCGACCAGCGTCAGTCTATCGGTTTCAAGATCAACTCTGTCGGTTTCGGCTCCTGCCGTACTGAGGCTGTAGTAGACTACATCTGTGTTCCCACTCAGGTCAACCTTATCTAAGGAGGACTAACAATGGCTAAGAAAGCCGCTCTTAACACAGAGGAACTTACAACTAATCTGCGTGCTGCAGATCTTACCAGAAAAAGTCTGGTAGAGGAATATAAGGCTGAAGAGAAGGTGACACGTTCTGTGTCTCCTCTCTACCAGCCGTATCTCGGTAAGGTTATTCAGATATCTATCAATGGGATAACAATAGCTTTCCCAATCAATGGGACCTCTCACAAGGTTCCCAGGAGTTTCGCGGATGAGATTGATTCTAGGGTCATGGCTATTGATGCTACCATCAACAAAGCCAAGAAGATGGCAGCTATTCCCGAAAATCATGAACGTTATCCTGGTGAACTCCAGATGTTCTAAACGGGAGGGAGAGTATTAACTCTCCCTCTTTTATTTTGGAGGTTTTTATGACTATAAGCAAAATCGTAAAAAGAATCAACGAGGAGCTTGCAGGAGAACTTCTGACTTATGGGGAACTTGAAACTTTTTTGGATCAGGTCATAGATGATATTAACCATCAGCTCGATTCTAAGTTCCCTGCATTTTCAGATTTCTCTGCTGAGACATACCCTGACAGGTACCCTGACTATAACTTCTTTCCTGAAGAATATATCAGGAACGTAGTAATTAAAGGTGCAGCATATAAGTTCTACGTCATGGACGAAGAAGGTATTCCCACTGCACAGATGTTCCAGTATAACTATCAGGATCAGCTTTTCTATATGCTTAGGGATTACCTTGAATATGTCCCCGAAGAATTTAAAAAGGATGGTTACTCTGCTGTAAGGCTCTGGGACGTAGCCTGGAAAGAACCGTGGGTGAGATACGATGGCCTCTGAATTTAATGGTGGATACTTTAAAAAGTACGCTCGTGAGCAGCGTATTCAGACAACCGAAGAAGATTTTACTAAGGGTATAAAGTTCGAGCAGACTCCTCTGGGATCTGGTGAGCATAGATATATCGTTAATTATGATATGCTCAATGATGGTAGGATAATTACGCCTCGTAAGGGTATTCGTACTATAGGCGTTTTCCTGCCGTTGGTGACGCCTGATCTTAAATCCAAGCTTTCTCAGGATGTACTTCTCACACATACTCTCGACGCTGTCGAAGAAGACAATACTCATTATAATCTGTATATAGCGAACGAGTGTACTGAAAGTACTATCGGACTTCATTCAGGCCCTGCGGAAATGTGGGTTGTAAATAAAGATAATGAGCAGCACTATGATATGCTCAAAGAATATGATATCCCTATTCGGGATATGTACGCTATTCCTATAAGCTATGAAATAGACTCTATAAAAGACGGAGTTTTTTCAGAGTATCAGGATAGCTTTATATCTGTTGAACAGATAGACTATAATGCCAAGTTCGAGAATGGAACCCTTACTCTTGACCCCGCTTGGAAAGGCGGTCTGGTCTTTAAGACTAAGGCTCATCCGTTTACTTTAAATATAACAGTAAACAACGCTTCTTTCAGTCTGTACAAGGCTAAGCTCGTAAATGGACGCTGGAGTACTATAGGAGACGCTACAGCTCTTACGACGGGTTCTTATAGACTTGAGGCCAGAACGATGTACTACATCGTTCCGAGCGCGGCTACAGAGGTTATTCCTGCAAAGAATCCTTACATTACTGTCAGCACTACGACTCAAGACGCGACCGTCGATTATCTTGAAGATAAGATAGCTGTAGGAACAAAGACCTATACCTATAAGAAGGGTACTGCTAAAGCTGTAACGGATGGTCTCGGAGTTACGGTCAAGGTACATGCGGATAAGTTTTTTGAAAAAATAAAAACTGCTGGAGAGCATATATTCACTTATCTGCTGAATACCATAGAATATTCCTCAACGGTTCAGGGAGCAACTCTTGATGTAGACCGTACAGTGTATAATATAATGCAGCCCGTAGCTGGCATTACTGCATTTATGTATATCACTAATGTGGCTAAGACTATAGTATGCTCTACTACAGAAGCTTCTATAGAACTCGATATACATAGATATAATCGTAAGATTACAGCAGTAGGAGAAAAGACTTTCACTTATAATTCTACCGAGAAAAAGTGGAAGTACGGAGATTCATTCGTCTCTCTGCGAGATTACGGGATCTTATTTAAGGATCCTATGGGTAAGCTTGAAAATAATGCTACTATCAAGATTACTACTGAATCCAAGAATATGTGGCAGCTTAATGACAACTATGTCAATCTTGCTGAGTACGGCATTACCTTTACGGTTGGATCGACTCCTCTTAAAGACGGAGATTCCATCAATATAAGGTCTGTTACAGCTAATACTTGGCTGTATAACGGGGACTACATCAAAGCTGCTGAGTACGGTATAGAAGTCATTGATCCAAATGAGAAGCTGCGTGACGGAGATAAAATAACTATTACGAGCTCCTTGCCAACATCTTGGAGATATAATAATAATCCCGTAAATCTCGCTGAAGAAGGCATTATTTTTACAGATTCTACAGAGCAGGTAAAAGATAATGATACAATTACTGTCACACGCAATGCTGTTACAGGGCCCAATATTTCTTTCGGAACTGCCAAACATGAAACTCCTGGAAGTATGTACTATATCCCTGCTGATGCAGTTGGTAATGGTTACGCTCTGGATAACTCAAGAGCCGCCAAAGCGATAGGATGCTTTGCGTGGAATAATAACTATTATAATTTCAACAGTCATGGAGAACTCATTAGAACACGTTATCAGGTTGCTACTGAAGATATCGTTAAAACATATTATACGGAAGCTATGCAGCCCCGAGATGTAAAAGCATCTGAAGCTATCTCGTCTGGCTTTAATATGCTTCTTGAAGATCCATATGTCTTTAAGGATTCTTTTGAAGAAGGCGATATTAAGCTTCAGGGTATAATGCTGTACGATGACGCTGGAAAGCTTATCTCAGAGCCGGTTCTTAATACGCCTTACCAGATGCGGTGCTTCTACAATGTACAGAAAGATACGAGATATAAGATCAAGTGGGATTATCGTAATATAAATGGTACAGTATGGACTACTATCGAGGAAGAAGAGTATATCTTCAAGAACTCCGATGAAGTTCCGACTGAGCTTAAAGTTCTTGCTTTTGCAAGTCCTTTGGAGTCTCTCGTTATCAGAGTGCAGGCGTTTAAATGGGACAAAGAACCCGTAATAAGCTATAGTTCTTCCGTAGCAAACGCAAGCGTTATTATAAACTCTGAGACAATGAAAGAGATTCTCACTGAAGCGGGTAAGTACACGTTTTCTTACGACGGTCTCGTATGGAAGTATCTTGGTAAACCTGTAGCTCTGAACACCTATGGTATCACGTTTTCAGATGTTACAGGAGGGCTTAAAGCAGGTAGCACACTCACGATTACTATAGAGTACAAGGAACAGTTCTCTGATGAAGCTGAGTCTCATGTATCTATGAGCTTAGTTTATTCAAAAACTCCTTCAACGTCTACGGCTAATAAAGATCTCAAGAACTATGATCTTAGCAAGGCTACAGGTATGTTGTTCTGGAAAAGCAGAATTTGGCTTTACGGTTTGTCTGAAGATCCCACAGTTCTGTTTGCTTCAGATATAAACGAGCCTACCTATTTCCCTTACCCGAACAACATAGATATTTTCGATGAACCTATAATGCACTGTGCAGCGTTCAATGAGAATATGCTGGTGTTCACTAGAAGCGCTTTGTATAAACTAACGCTTAATAATGAGGGAACCTGGACAAAGCAGATTATTCAGGGAGACCTTAATTTCACCGAGTTCGATACGAATACTATACAGATAGTCAAAAATATGGTGTTCTTTAAATCTGGTGACTATTACTACATGGTCGTCCCAAAGACTCTATCTCTTCAGAATGAACTTGCTATAGCTCCTGTATCTCGGAATATAGAGAAGTTCCTGGATAATTTCCCCACAAATGTTGCAGAGCTTTTTGAAACGTTGTATGAATACAATGGATCTCTAGAGCTGGCAGCACATTATAACTTCTTGAATTATGAAGATGTACATAATGTCTATACATTTGTTACAGATTCTGGGCTACTCTTAAATCTTGTGCTTCTCTACAATACTGTAGATAGATACTGGAGATTCTATACTTATGAGTCTGAAGAAATCTACAGACCTGTCAGACAGGACGCAACTAAGAGCAGTGATATGTATGCACCTATGCATTGTGTTCTGGATGGTAAAAATGTTCTCGGTGTACAGCTTATAGGGTGTTCTGAAAAACAGATTAAGGATTTCTACATTCCTAGAAACTGTGCTATTACTACTGGTACGGCTGATAATGGTAAAATTATGGCTGCTTTTGAAAATCAGCATATTTTTAAAAACTGGACCTTATTGGACTGTGGTTACAGAAATATTATAACTGATTACAAAAAACGCTGTAGAGAACTTCAGTTTAAGTTTAACAATATAGGAGCTCATAAAGTTACGTTCTTGACAGAATTTATACTTGACGGTGAGACCAGAAAAGGTTATTATAAATATGACCTAGAGCATATAATTGACCCAAATGATCCTAATTTTGGACTCATTTATATAGCTCGCACTCCTATAGAAAACCTGGATGTAGTCGGTAGTACGTTCTTAGGAAAGGATGCACAGGATACCAATATGTGGACACTGGACTATTCCAGATTCCCTGAGATAGCTTTTATAAAGGCTAGATTTAAAGTATCTGGTAAAGGATATACACCCAGATTTAAGCTCATGTCTCGTTCTGAAGAGAACTATGAAATGATAGGATATTCTTGGGTATTCAGAGCTTTGTACTCAAGATAAGGAGGTAGTATGGATTTCATAAAAATGATTATGGAACTCCCTGGTGAAAAACGTTCTCAGGATGTTGTTGAACACACAGAGTGGAACAGCCTCTGGAAGTTGATCGTTACTCAGGGCAATCATAGTGAAAATTATCTAGAACAGCTCTACGATTATTTCTTTAATAAAGAAGAAGGCTGGGTCCATAAGGTACAGGCTGAACTCGATGGATTTCAGCCCTACCTTGAAGGAGTTATGACTCAGCCTGTCGGTAAGGCCCCTGATGGATCCCTGTGGACTTATCCTTCAACAGAGAGTGGTACAGTCCCTTGGGGAAACATCATGGGAGACATAACAAAACAGCAAGATCTTATTCAGAAGTTCAATGCTAAATCGGATGTAGGGCATGGGCATGACATCAATACCTTGACTTTTACAGAAGGAGATATAGATAGTTCCTGGATTAGCTATAGTTCTCAGAGTGTACCAGCAAGCGCTCTTGAAGATCTTTCCGTTACTACGGAAAAGCTCAATAACGGTGCAGTTACTTCAGCAAAAATTGCAAGTAGTGCTGTTATAAACGATAGCATCGCTAATGGTTCTGTGTCAGGTGCTAAAATCGCTGATGGTGCAGTTACTCGTGCCAAGCTGGCGCAGGATGCATTAGTTAGCCCATTTAAATTCTTCTCTGGAAATTCTTACACAATTGCCGCCGATGACATCGGAATGACCATAATGAATAGTTTCGTATCCGGGGACAACGCAGAAAAAACCGTCAATCTCACCTATGAAGTATCACATGCATTCCCGATTGGGACTATACTAATCGTCGCACGACCCGAAAGTAACCCAGTCAAGATTTCTTTTGGCGAGAACGTACAGGTAGGGATACCCGGGAATGATAGCTGGATAGCGTCTCCAACGGTAAGTATATCGAATCGTTTCTCAACCGTTGCTTTGATGCTGAAGAGCTCTGGCGCAAAAGACTATTGGATTTTAACCGGTGAAGTGGAGGTGGTCACATGATTATTATACCTGTTGGCATTGGCACTGGCAAACCTTACGCCGTCATCGGTGTTACCTATCCCTCAGGTTCAACTTGCACCTGCACCAATGGCAGTAAGACGCTGACAGCAAAGGATACAACCGGTAAAGCGCTGTTCGTTATCCCCTCTGCTGGGACGTGGACGGTCAAGGCCGTCAAGGGCAGCAAGAGCACGAGCAAAACGGTATCAATCACCACCGAGGGACAGGTCACGACTGTAACGCTGATATTTGAGCTGATACTGTTTGACGGCGGTGACAATACAGGTGTTACAGGCGGTTGGTCATATACAATAACTGATTATGGTTATAATGACACTTCTGTGCGTGGAGATAATCTGACCGTCGGCACCACGCTCTATTGGCTTCCCGGTAGGGGCTGGAACGGTGGAGGCACTGACCAAAAGAGCAGAAGCGGATATGCACACACCAAGAAAAAAATTGATGTGACTAAATATAACACCATCACTGCCGTGTCCAAACATGCAGCAGGCCATTTGACTGTCAGCAACGCTTCTGTAGCTTTGAAGGTTGGCACTGTTAGCCTTGATATTAGTGCCTTGACCGGAAGTTATGAAGTGAGGCTGGGTGATACTGTCAACGGTGACCACTGCTCGGAAGTAGAAATATCTAAACTGTATCTGTCTTAATGAGGTGAGAATATGACGATCTACATAGACAGCGACTATAAATGTTACGTCTCCGCAGCTGAGGGGCGCAGGGCAATTGAAACAGATGCTTTTAACGGAAAGTGTGCAGAGTGGATAGAGAGCTTCCGCTTTGTCCCCGAGGGTGATACATGGACACGCGAGGATGGTGAGGTGTTCACGAATATGGTCGCCCCCTGGAAGGATTTGAGTGAAGCATACGCAGCACAGGCAACGTATGTTGAGCAGCAGCTCTCAACAACACAGGCACAGGCTGCGGACATGCAGGCAGCTCTCAATGTACTGGGGGTGACTGAATGAGCTATCTTGAAAACGCCCAGAAGCTTCGTCCCATCATTGAAACAGCGATGGACAAGGTGGATGACAACACTGCTCTCGAAGCTCCGCAGCTCTCTAAAATATGGAAAAAGGGCGAGTATGTAAAGCCCGGTGATAGACGTTATTACGCGCCGACACAGAAGCTTTATAAAGTCCGGGACGGGCAGGGGCATACCACACAGGCAGACTGGACACCTGATGTCACTCCAGCTCTTTGGGCGGTTGTGAGTAAGGGACAGACCGGCGCTATCGATGATCCGATTGATGCGGCAAGAGGTATGGAGTACACCTACGGGCTTTATTACAAAGACCCAGAGGACGGAAAAACTTATCTTTGTCAGCGCACCGGAGAGCCGTCCGGTGGTACTGTGGTATTGCAGTATCTTCCCCATGAATTGGTTGGTCACTATTTCGTGGAGGTAACATGATGGACGACGAGAAGACCGACAGTGGCTTGCTGACGGAAGATGCCCGCGAGAGCGTAGCCCCGACAGAGTGGCTGCTCTCAAGATTTATGACAGTGCCATAAGGAGGAAAACAATGTCAAACGAAAAATTCATTGAAAAAGCAAAAGCGTATGTTGCAGACTATACAGCTAAGCACTGCGACAAAACAGATAAGATTCCAGACTTCGAGGTATACGTAGTGTGGAACGCATTTATTCTCGGAAACATCAAGGCGCTCCTCTCTACTACCCTCTTTGATGGTATGTACTATGAGGTAACATACAACGCAGCGAGGAATGAGATTTACTTCGATGCATACAAGAAGTTCGAGAACCGCTGCGTTCCTGTGGAGTAAAGTTTAAAGTAAAGGAGATGAGAACATGGCAAAGTGCAAAGGCAAAGGCAAGGGCGGCGGCAAAGGCAAGAGAGGTTGCTAAGGAGGACTAAATGAGCGCACAGACAATTTACGATGATCTCCGTAAAGCTGGTATGACTCATGAGGGTGCTTGTGCAATGCTGGGCAATATGCAGTGCGAGAGTAGTCTCAAACCTAATATTGCCCAGCGAGGCATGACAAATCTCACAGATGCTCAGTACACAAGTCTCTTTGACTCAAATCCTGAACAATGTATAAATGATGGTGTAGGTTATGGGCTATGTCAATGGACCCATCCCGTAAGAAAAGCAGATCTTCGTCAGTTTGCGCGAAACTGGGGAGTCAGTGTTGGAGCTGAAGATATGCAGACAGCATTCGCAGTCTATGAACTTCAGACAGAATATAAGGCTCTGTGGTATTATCTCTGTGAGACTGATGATCTGTACAAAGCTACTGAGCGTATCTGTAAAGAGTATGAACGTCCTGCCGTGAACAATATAGACGCTCGATATAATGCAGCACGGGAATATATGACTTTCTATCCTTCAGATAATACCCCTGTAGTAGATACAGAGATCAAAGCTATCGTAAAACAAATCAAAGAGCTCGCTGATAAACTAAGCGAACTCGTATAATTCTACCGGGGGCATATAACATAATGCCCCCATTTTTATAATTATATTGACTTTTCAGATATTTTGGGGTATATTTAAGGTAGATCATAGAAAGGAGTAGCCATGGACAATAGTATCGTAGTTGCTCTGATTACAGCCGGATTACCCATACTCGGGACTGTTATTACAGTATATGCTGCTAATAAGAAACAGACTGATGAAATGGATAAAAAGATGGATGTAAAAGATGCTGCCTTGGATGTAAAGCTAAAATACATCGACAGTCAGCTCAAAGAGCACAATAATTATGCAAAACTGTATCATGAGACAATCCCCGTGATACAAGCTCATCTACAGACAATAGATGATAAACTAGAGTATATTCTAAACAGAAAGGAAAGGTCTACATGATGCTGCCCAATAAAGTTTATGACATTCTCAAATGGATTGCTCTTATCTGCATTCCTGCTGTAGCTACGTTCTATTCTACCGTGGCTCCTATCTTCGGTTGGTGGGACCCTGCTGCAGTTTCTCAGATCGCTACCGCAGTCTGTACCCTGCTGGGTGCTCTTATCGGTATCAGCACCGCACAGTACAATAAGGAGCAGAAGTAATGAAAAACGTACCCGTAACGCTCAATATCAAAGGACTCACTGATGTTGAGAAAGAACAGCTTAGTACTATGTTTGAAAATGCAGGCAGAGTACTCCGTAATATGCTGGCTATGAAGGGTAGAGACCCTGATAAGCTGACAATTACGGTGACTGAGTCAAATTAAAATAGAAGGGGAGAGTTCACACAGCTCTCCCCTTTTTCAGAAAGGAGGAAAGTTAATATGGGTATCTTTAGTAAAATAGCTTCGGCACTAGGTTCCCCCGGAGCAGGATCTAATAGAGTCAGTGCAGCTCCCTCTAGAGTTAATAATAATGCTAATGCAGCAAACTCAAAAGGTTCTGTAAGAACTAATACTAATAAGCCCAGTACAAGAGTTCATTGGCCTAATCCTATGGATCCAAATAGTACTCCTTGGTCTCTAACTGGTGCTTTAAATAATCCTAACAAACCTACTTCAGCTGGTTCTTCAGGCGCAGGCCCTGTAAGAAGAGGTTCTGATAAGCCTAACACAGGAGTTTATTGGCCTAACCCTATGGAGCCAAATAGTTCTCCTTGGTCTTTAACTAATGTTTTAAATAATATTAACAAGCAGGGTACACCTATTCCAGCAGGTTCTTCAGGTGCAAATCCTGTAAGAAAAGAATCTAATCCAGCAGTTCCTAATAAACCTAACACAGACGTTTCTTCTCCAGATCCTAATTATCAGGCATCTAAAGAAGCTATAGACGCTTATACGTTTGGTACATACTCTGGACCAGCTATGCCTATACTTAACAAAGATCTTATTGTAGATTTAGAACAGAAAAAGCAGGCTAAGGAAGCTTATGCTACTAAACGTAAGCAGTCTCCTGATTATATCGCTAAGGATTATGATGAGTATGTAGATATGGTCAATCAGGGGCTTATAGCTCCTGTAGTTAAACTAGACACTACTGGTAAACAGGTTAGTATTCCCTATGGCACTTCTAAAGAAGACTATAATGCTTATTTGCAGCGTAAATATGCAGACAATGGGGATGACTATTATAATCGTAACTACGGAGAATTAGCTAAGGATGATCCTAATTTCTGGAAGGGTTCTCCGGAAGCATTTGACGCAGACGGGAACCCAGTAGATACGAACACATATCTGTGGCTTCTTAATAATCCCTTGACAAGAACTGTATTGCAAGGCATGGATGCCTCTGGTAACTTCTCTGGGGCAGGGCCTACAATGGAACAGCTAGCACGAGATCCGTCTGCTGGAGGCTATGGTCTTTATTCAGAAAGGGACGTAGCGGATATGTATGCAAGCCATATACTCGCCGGCGATGAAATGGGTGCTATGCTTGAGAGTAATCCTGAACTTCTGAATGCAATTCTTACTCAGGCTTATACTCCTATTGTAGATCCAAATAATCCTGTAACATATAAGCCGTTCATGATAACAAATCCAGATGGTTCCGAATCACGGCATATGTGGGGAACTCTTAATTTAGTAGAAGGTTCTAAGACTCCTGCACAGCTTGCTGCAGAGCTCTTAGCAGATCCCACAAGTGCATCAGGGATGAATAATCTGCAGGTCTTGGCTGCAGTAAATGCGTTAAATAATCAGGATACTACAACGCCTGAAAAGCCTGATGGCACTGGCTCTGGTGGCTCTGGTGGCTCTGGTGGTTCAGGTGGAGGCGGCAACGGAGGTGGTAATATGCCCGCAGGTGGAAACCCTGAAACAACTGATACCCTGTACTCTATGCCTGAAGTAGGCGATTATGCTGCTCGGATGATCCTGAACAGGATGCTTCCGACTGGCTATGACTATGATTACAATAAGCGTCTTGATAAGAGACTGGCTGATATAGCCGCTGCAGAACAGGTCTATAAAGGAAATGTTCTTCCTTCTGTAGAACGTACTTATCAGGATCAGGCAGCTAATACACTGGCTAACCTTGTTGCAGCCCTCAGAGCGAACCGTGCTTCGGGTCTTACCTCTGGTGCATCTCGTGGTGCTCAGGCTGCTTCTGATGTTCAGGCTGTACAGGCTGCAAGTAAAGAGAACTCTGAAAATCTCAGGAAGCTCGTCAATGATAATCTTGCTTCGTTCCTTACTCAGCTTGCTGGTAAGAGAGCTACGGCAGGTAATGATACTGCATCTGAGCTTCAGGGTTATGCAAGTCCGATGGTGACGGCACTTGGTGAAGTGTTGGCTCAGTATAATTATGGTAGTGCTGCTGCACAGGTTAACAACGGAGGCTTGAGACGTATGCAGTCCTACCTTGTATAAAGGAGATTAACTATGGCTTTAAATCCTGGTTTAGGTAATATAGGCGCTGGGGCCGGTCGTAACCCCTTGAATCCTGGCTTAGGCAATATAGGTGGTAATAAAAGACCTACTATAAATCCTAGCATAGGTAATAAGGGCGTTCCTGGTTTCGCAGATAATGTTAACTTCTATACTGGAGAAACGTACAATTCTGCAGCGTTAATGAAGTTTAATAATGCTTTATCGGATAATCGTCTCTTAGGTTTAGACTTACCCGATAAGATTGTTACGCCTGTTAGGAAATGGGCACAGCGTCTTGATGATAAATCTACGCTGTACTCAGATACATATAATCAGGACCAGGTTAACTCCGTCTTGGACGTTATTCTTAAAGCCATAGATCCTCTTGAAAATAACGGTAGCTTTCTTAAAACAGCGTTTAGAGGAGGAGTTGATCTTATGGATCAACTCCTCTGGAAACCTTTAGTTCATGGTGATGTTTTGGCTTTCGCTTTAAACAATCTTGTGAACTTAGGTGAGACTGTAGATGTTTTGGCTAATGGAGTAAAGGCAGTTGTTAGTCCTAACATCACGACGGCTTCTTCTGAGTACGGCTTAACTAAAGAAAACTCTACTTGGGTAGACCGTCTTAAATTGGCCTATGGCTATGGTGTACAAGGCCGGTATCAGTTTGACTATGACCTTGATCCTAATTCGGTCGGTAAAGACCTAATACCTAATATACTTCTTGAAGTTGTTTCTGATCCTATAAATTGGCTCACGCTTGGAACTAAAGCAGTAGCGGATCTGAGCATTGACGCTGGATTAGGTGCAGCTAAAGGCGTTACAAAGATCGGGTCAGAATTAGCTACTTCAGCTGGATTAAAAAATGCAGATGAATTTGTAGCATTTTTTAATAGGTTCAAGAAACCTATTATAAATGCATACATGCATAATGATGGCAATGCTTTTAGAAATATATTAAGTAATGCCTGGGAAAGCTTCGCAAAATCTAATACGATTGAAAATTTTAGTAAAGCTAAAAGTAAATACATCACGGCTGTAGCTAATCTCTTAGAAGTAGGCGATAGTGCTGCTACGCATAAAATGAATATAGCTATCATAGATTCTTTAGAGCACTTTAAGCCTATGTATAACGCTATAGATGTGTTTGATAAGATAGACACAACTATAGTGCGTACAGCATCTATGCCCTTTTTGTATCCTATGGGCAAGGGTGTTAAAAGAGTCTTTAAGTCTGCAGCTAAATATATACAGTCTTCTCTGGCTACTGCTGCTGCAAAAAAAGATCCTCTTAAAAGAGGAATGTATGAAATTACTCTTGATGCTATGAAAGAAGCTGAAGATAATTTCAACAAAAGAGTCACTGAACTTAAAATGGCAGGTCAAGAAATTCCTGATGATCTTTACTCCGTTTTCGAGGAGATGGCTATAAGCAATACCAGACAAGCTCTTGGAGCTTATGAAGCTACTTTAGGTATTTTAAGGAATACTGACCTGACGCTCGAAAAAGACCTTACGACTTTATATGCCAGAATATCCGAAGCTTTGTCATTGGCTACCAATGGTAAAGTAACAGACCCTGGCTCTCTGAGTAAGTTCTTTAAAGAGGTCTTGGAAGAAACTCCTACTCTTAAAGGATCTCTTTCAGAACTTACAGATCTTCTTGAAGTAGTTGATGATATAGCAAAGCTGTATTCTAAACACGTTGCTGTTGAAGCAGCTTATAAAGCTACTTCTAAGTCTGCGGAAGATATCATAAGCTTTTTTAGTAATGACGCTAATACTCTCATTAAAAACGTAGACGGTAAAGAAGTTACTTATCGTTCTATAAAAATGCTTGATCCTCTTCGCAGTAGCACGGAAGTATTACAGCAGGATAATCTTTATAGATATATCAATGCTGATGTACCTGTGTACGTTACCGTAAAGAATAATACCCCAGCTTTTTTAAATAGTCACGGTTATGTCCCTGTAGATGTTACAGAATATTTTACAGAAGTCAATGGCTTTTTAAACGGGACTATAAGAAAACTTATAGATAACGCTGAAACATTAGCTGCTGCTAAAGGTGTTAAGATAAGCAATGAAGCTATTGATTATCTTAAACAGGTTAGAGAACTGTTAGGAGCTGGTGGAGACAAAGTAAAAATCCTGCGTAATCTGGACATTGACAAACTTGAACAGGCGATGTTCGATGCAAGCGATTTCTATAAAACTTTAGCAGATGAGCATACTATGTATGTGACTTCTTTCAAAGAGATGAACGATAGGTTCGCTGCTCTCGGTAAAGGTATGCAGGAATATCAGACCTTCATAGGTAGAGTCATAGATAAATATAAAATTAATCTTGATGTTTCTTTAGAAGATACCTTAGCACAGCGCGGTAAAGTTCTAGAGGATACTATTCAGAAGATTATAGATTCTGATAAATATATCGATAGTGTTAATGAATCTCTTAGACAGAAGTTAACGCTTATCAAGAATCCTGATGGTACTTATAATGCAGAAGCGGTCAATGAGTTCTGTTCAGATTTAGCTACGGCTCTCGATATAAAAATACAGGCTATTAAAGAATGGCAGAGTAATGCGTTATTCATAGAAGATGCTCGTGAAGGTGTAGAGGTTTCTGGTAGAGTCCTGAAAAGTTCCGAGTATTCTGACAGTGAAATAATGTCCAGGTTGATCTATGATGACGAGGAGCATATTCTCGATGCTGTAGATGAAGCTTTTCTTAGACAGAGCTATGACCTTCCTGAATTTGAAGAAGTCATAAAAGGTGTTGATAGTCCTTTTAAATATATGTCTAAAAAAGAATGGACAGAATATCAGGCAAAACTTAAAGAATATGACGATTCCTTAAAGGACTATGAAGAAGCACTGAAGGTATGGCGTGATAATGAAGCCGCTGAAAGAAAAAGAATAGAAGCTTTAAAAGAAGAATTTTCTAAAGTACCTGCATTAACTCCTAGAAAGAAGAGATATAATGAACTAATTGATAAATTCTATAACGGCGATTATTTTTCTCCAGAGGCTATAGAATTTAGTGAAAGGTTTTTTAAGAGACAAATAGCACTTGATAAAGAAATAGAAGAAATTATCAATAAGGCTATGGGGCCATATCCTTCTATTGCTCGTTCTAATTTTTCAGATGCTCTTAAACAGGACTATATAAAAAATCATGGCTGGTATTCAAACGAGCCTATGAAAAATAAGTATAGAGAAGAGCTATTAACTCCTAGAAAGTTTGAAGTTCCTGTAAAACCTACTGAGCCTAAAAAACCCACAGGTATGGTTTATCCCAGCACGATATCTCCTTCGGATTTTTATGCTCGAGTTAAGGCAGATCCAAAATTTTTAGATGATAAGCATATCCTTGATTATGGTTCGTCTGCTGTAACTACTACTAGAGCTATAGATAATTCTGAAGCATTAAGAGTACTTAATAAAAAAGCGAGTACTCTTCCTCTCCCTGATGTGAAAGACTTAATTTCTTCAGCACTTACAAAAGGCTCTGGAGATTCTGTTCAGGATGTACTTGCTGAGCTTACTAAGTTATCAGATGGTCTACGAGGGGATAGTGCAGGCGTTAAGTATTTTACTACAGATCCTGGTATAGATATAGCTCGTATTATTCCAGCTCGTACCAGTCGGACAATGTCTATGCTGTATGACCCTGGATTTATGGAAATAGCAAAAGAGATTGCAGACCAAAGTACTGTTTCTCATACGCTCTTTAATAAACAGACTATCGAGTCTTTCAGATCCGTACAGCAACTCTCTGATGTAGCTGATACTGTTGTGGATGTCTATGATTTCTTTGATAAGCTTCATAGATATCAGCTCGTAGATAACTGGTTACAGACTGCCCTTATAAATACTGGAAACGAGACTTTGGTTTTCCAAGCGACTATGAATGCGCTTGAAAATATGTATCATATTTCTCCTAGACAAATTTCTGAGAACGCTGATACTATTGCAGCATTTATACACAGAGTGGAAGCTAACCTTACTATGAGCACCCGTACACAGCCTGTATCCTTGGATCACTTCAGAAACATCCTAATAGGTGTAGATGAGGGCTTTAAGGAAGATTTCATAGATGATGCTTTTGATGCTACTACTTTATCTGTACGAGATCAAAAAGCTCGAGCAGCTCTTATAAAAGTCTTTGAGGAACATCCTGAACTTAAAGTAACTGGGGCACACGATGCTTTAGCTGATGCTTATTTCACAGAGGCCGTTCTGAGAGCTATGAGTCCTGAAGATGCAGCAGCTTTCGATAACCTCGCTAAAGGTTCTGCGGTTCGTATTATAGATACTGAGACTACTATGTTCTCAGGCCGTACTGGTGAGTTGTTACAGTTTGCAGGTAAAACCTGGGGCGTAGATGAATCGCTTAATCTTAGAGTCAAGTACATGCCCGAAGAGTTTACTCAGGCACCTGATCTGGAAGTGCTTAGGACAGTAGCTAAGAGTGATGGGAAATCAAGTGCTGAGATTGCTGCTATGTCTGAGGAAGAACTTGTGGAGCTGTATAAGAAGATCTTCTATAGCGCTCAGTCTGAAGCAGAGAGGTATACAGAAACTCAGCTCTTAATGGATGCTCTGACATATCTAGAGGGTTCCTCTAAGATTATAGGTGCTAACAATAAGACCTTCGATAATAAGTTTATCTTAGATCGTTTAAGAAATATACAGTATGAACAAACTCTTAGAACAAAATCGGGAGCAATAGATCCAGAACAAATACATCCTCTTATTCAGAAATTTAGAGATGGTTTTACTGTTGAAAAATTTCAAAATGATTTATTTAATAATTCTGTAGATGCTCAGGTTTTGATAGCTAAGAAAGAGGGCATGGTCGTTCTTTCAGCTAAACAAATAGAAGTGTTGCAAGCATACTGTGCAAAGATGGGAGAGACTCTTGAAGGTATTACTAGTATCAGAAGTATCCAGCCTGGTCTTCTTCAACAGAGCGTAAAAGAGGCTATTAAAAGTCTTGAAGAATATGTTGGAGATTATTCTCTGGGTACAAAATTATCCCCTAAAGATACCCAGGAAAAAGCTGAAGGTCTCGTAGCTTATCTTGATTTCTTTAAAAGATTGGATGATACACTTACAGGTGCAAAAAATAAAGACGCAAATCAAGATGTCTTTAATGCCATGTTTGATATGCGTCGTGGAAAGTATAAATATGATAATGGTATTTATATCCGAGACTTCGTAAGTGAGGAACTTTCTGAAGCAGATAAAATTCGTTATGCCAAGTACGGTTCAGAGTCTCAGGCTAAACTGGCTAGAACCTGGCAAAGACTTTGGGAGTTAGACCCGAGTTATGTCAAAGGTTCTGAAGTCCCTGAATCTTTTAAAGAAGCTTGGCTGAAAGAACATAATGGAGTTCTTCCTACCAGCCTGTACAATGTCATCAGAGATTCTGGAGAAACTTCGGGATATGGCATCAAGTGGGTGTACAGAGAAAAAATAGCAAAAGATTTTTTAGCAGATACTCCTAAGACTCCTCAGTTTTGGGAGACAGCTTATAAAGGAGCAAAACGTGCTCACGATATGCTGGATGAAGGTAGACTCGGTAATCTTCGGCATGTTATAGGAGATGGTTTACTCTTTGAAAATTCTGAAGATCTGTTAAATACCTTAAAGCTCATGCAGCAAGTAGGCCCTTCTGGTACATGGTGGAAATGGCTAGACTTCGATGCCATGCCAAATGATGCACTACGTTTTGCTTATTGGAAATCAATAAACTATGACCCAAGATGGAGAGCTTGGTTAAAAGAACTTCCTGAAACAAACGTTTCAGGTGTAGATCCTATTAAGCTTGGTCTTGATGGTCTTAAAGATCCTACTGCGGCTTTTAAGCTTGCTATGAAGAACTTAGGAGATAAGACGATTCCTGAAAGTGTTCTTAAACATTTTACTCCTGAACAAACTATTATATATCGTCTTACAAAACTCAAAGAAGCTGAGGATGTCTTAGATCATTTAGCGGCTTTTAGAAACTGGAATATTCCTGGTGGTGCTAATGACTATGCTGCTAGACAAGCAGTTGCGGAGTTAGAAAAAGGAATAGCTTGGTTAAAGAAACGTCCTGATAGAGTACATATTCTTAGAACAGTAGAACGTTCTGAACAAGCAGTTCGTAAAATGATCGCAGATGATTTCTTAGCAAAGAGTCTTGAAGTAGGCCCTGACGGTAAACTTACAGAAGCTGCAAAGGAATATCTGATAAGTCATCTTCTGTTCGAGTCTCCTTTTATGCGAGTGTCCATGTCCATCGAGAGTAATCCCTTTAAGATCGATACTAAGACAGCTCTTCCTAAATCTGAATTTTTAAAGCACGCTGAAGAGCTTAATGAGATTGGTATTGGCATTGCTAAGGATTCGGTAGCTAAGGAGTATATTCTGTACCTAAAGGGTAACGCTAAAGATATTAGTCTTGATTTTACGGGCGATGTCTATAAAGCTACTTTCTTAGGGAAACAGTATACCAAGCCTGCGTTTACTTTAGGTAGCGATACTCATATAGCTAAACTACCCAGACCTGCACTGTATGAGGATGATGTCGATGTTCAAGAGTTCTTTGATATTCTTGATCGAGCCAGATTAAATTCTCTTTACTTCTCAGCCGGTGCCGGTGTTAATACCCAGGGTATGTTCTATAGACCTTTTACACAAGGTTCTTATAGATGGTTCTTGGACCATGCTAGATTCGCAGTTCCGAACGACTGGGTGGTTACCCCTGAACTTCTGTATAGCTCTGGTTACTTCAATGTTCCCAGATTTAACAGCACTGGCTTACTTTCTTTTAAGGCTTTAGATGATGTTCCTGAACCTACTTTTTTAAGTAATCCTAATATAATAACTCACTTACTGGATCAGTATAACTATGCTGTTCGTAGAACGACGGATACACTGTTGTATAGAGATCTGTACTTTAATAAAGAGTGGGGTATGCACTTCGATGAAAATGGTGTGTTCGGTGAAGTCATAAGACGCTATGGCGATAAAGCTGATGAAGAAATCGCTAGAGCCTTTAGGAATAGTGATGGCACGTTCATAGTGGCTGCGCTTACGGAACATAAATCTAAGCAAGGCTTCAGAGCCATACAGATTCCTATAGAGACCGCAAAAGATGTAGCTAAGGCTAGACAGTTAAATGCAGTTATACTTCCTTATGATGTATATTCGAGTTCCTTTAATGTAATCAATAATGCTTCTGCTGCTCAGAGATGGTTTACTAAGATTCCTAGAATGATTGTATATATGTACAAACTGGGATATCTTGGTACAAATATGGGTACGGTCTTTAGAAATGCTATTGACTCTCCTTTTAAGGTCATGGTTAATTCAGGTCGTCCTATAGAGACCATGAAGTATATGCATCAGGCTACTTGGACTTATAAGGAGTTCGATGATATTCTTGCTAGGATGTTCAAGTCAGATACGGAGATAGCGCTTTCTTATACAGGCTTTAAGAAATGGTTCAATAGTCCTGATGGTAAAGCTTTCGTAGCAAAGAATCATTATATTAAGGATGTAGATACTTTCTTAAAGATCTGGGGGTTCTTTGAAGATGGTCCTTCTGCAGGTGAAGCCACAAGTCTTATTAAGTATAAGCGTTCTAAATCAATACATCAGAATAGAAACTTTGTTAAGTTTGTTTCTGAAAAAATGATGGCAGGTATGGCTTATACTGAAAAGATAAATAGGCTTGGTCAGTATCTCATGATGGAAAATGCAGGTTATACTAAAACCCAAATATTTAAATCTATTAGCGATGTTCAGTTTGACTATAATATCAAATCTGACGCTATGAAAGTTATAGAATATTTCATACCGTTCTTTAACTTCTCAAAGATGAACTTTGAGTTTTGGATGTCTGCAATAGAAAAGAATCCCGCTCTTGTAAGAATACTGGATGACATAATAGGTGCTCAGCAGAACGCATATGATATAGATTATGAGAATGCTACTATGGAACGGTCCATGCTGTATCATATGATGAGAGGTAATATTTTAATCGACGATAATGTCGTACTTAAAGTTAATCCGTCTTATATGGATGCCTTTAATTTATTGCTGGAGCCTATAAATCCTGCTATGGCAGCGATGTCTGGTTGGAACCGTTACAGCACTGCGTATGGTCTCAGCACATACCTTAACAATAGCAATACCTTAGGAAATCTGATTGCTCCTTTAAAGAACTTAATTACATCTACTATAGATGAATACACTATAGAAGAGAAAGTAACTAAAGTTCCTTTTGGGAAATATAGAGGACTTCCTGTAGAAGAGATGCTTAAAGATCCTTTGTACATGCAGCAGTTAATGTTGTCTGAGTTCGGTAAAGAAAAACTTCCTAAGAATTATCCTAACGTATGGAAGTTAATGATGCAGAACATGGATAAGACTGATAGGCTCATGTACTGGGGTAAGTATGCTGGAGCACCTATTCGAGAGATCATGCTGGAGCATCCTGAATACTGTCAGTATATGCTGTCTCAGGACTGGTTTAGAGAACAGTATAAGGATCTAGTAGATATCTTTGTAGCTAACGGTCTAAACAATATCCCAGATGTAATGCCTTGGGGTAAGTACAAAGGTAAGTCTTTAGATGAAGTTCGAGCTGATACAAAGTATCTCGAATACCTTAATAAAGATAACTGGCTTCAGATTAATCAGCCTCTGCTTTACATGGCTCTTATTGAAGGTAAGAAGACAATCATTCCTGAGAGTGATCTTGTTCTTGATACTTTGGTCACTAAAGAACAAGCTGAAGGATTGCTTAGTTACGGGGCTACTCTAGATGCTATTGCTGCAGAGAATCATTTTAAGAATGTAATGAAGAACTGGGTATCCGATCCTACAATATATCCGTTAATAGGTTCTATATATACCAGATTCTTCAGTGATTCAGCTACGTCCAAGCGTAATGAAGAAAGACTTAAAAATAATTCTGAGGCAATGCAGTTCGTAGGTAAGTGGTTCCCTGGAATCTTTAGTGCTACCAAGCGTTGGAATGATAATATCTATGAATCTTCAGAAGCTGCTTACGATAGCACGAGAAGTTTTTATAGAGTCGATTCCAATAGTTATATTCCTCGTCCGAGCTTTACTAAGTCTGATGAATCTAAGATAACGAGATATAGTAAACCGAGCGGGAGTAGAAACTATAGCAGGGCAAGCACTTATAATAAGTACAAGTATAACCGAGGCTTCCGTAAATATCTTAGAGGTTCTTCAGATCTACTCAGGCTACGCTTAGGTATTGCAAATCTGCATCTGTTCTAAACAAAAAAGGGAGAGGCATTAAGCCTCTCCCTTGAACTTTTTTATTAGACCTGAAGTATCTGCGTAATTTTCATCACCTGTTTTGGCACAGATTTGATTCCAGGCTTTGTAACTGTTAATGAGTAACTGCTGTATGGTTGCATCGTCTCTCCATACAAAGAAACTTATTACTTCCCAGAGCGTATCAAACATTACGGTCAGATAACCAAAGGGCGCATCGAGTCCGAAGATCTGCTGCTGAAGCTGAGTGTAATAGTATGCAGGAATACCGTACATAGCCGCTTTGGTTTCGATGCTGTTGTTTGTTACACCGTAGTTTTCTGGGATTTCTTTAAATCCCTGAGATTCTCTATAGTACGCTTTAGTAGGATCATAATGCTTTTGACCGTACATGGTAACTACTTTGATCTCATCAGGAATGTACTGCATTTTTCCACTGGGCAGAGATACTTTATCTATGACACCGTCGAAGTTGAATTTTACCCAAGGATATTCTTTATGCTTGTACATATCCGTTGGTTTAATGATTCTCGTACCGAGTATCTTAGAGTGTTTCTCGATTATGATAGGTTCGAGATCTCTGCCTTTCTTAACAGCAGCTTTGTCTCCTACAGCTTTTTCTTCAGGAGTAAGAAAGCTTCTACATTTTTCCTGAATGAGCTCTGCGTAGGATGTGTACGGGTTTACGCCGAGCAGAATAGATGAGTCTGATGTACCCAAGCCACGTTTTCTTAAAAGAGCGTACTGCTCGTTAGGGTACTGGTCTATATCAGCTACATCAATCTCCAGAGCCAGATCTGTTATATCTAGCTTACCTGCATTGTGTGTTACTGCGGAACTGTAGTTCTTTTCGATATCGAGTCCCATGATTACCTCCTGTAATTATCGTACTCATGCGTATACATCTTCTGTATTCTAGGATTACTCCTAGCTTTCACTTTAAATGTATTATAATGCACACAATGCCTCAGGGCATCCAGGGAATGATTGCTCAGAGCAATTGTACCACAGTGATAACCAGGCGAATTATAATCTTTAGAGATTATATTCTGGTCAATCAGGATTTCATTGCTCCAACGGTTTTTTACTTCTGCAGCCATCTGCATTACGATGGGGATGTTAAGTTTATGGCAAGCCCATTTTATTACACCGATTAGCTGAGGAGTCTCAAGATTAGAATTTATCTGAGCCTGAGATGCAGAAGCATACAACCTATAATCCTCACACACCACGACCAGTTCTGTATCAGAGTCGAGCTCTTTATTAGTTTTTGTTATAAGTTTAAGTACGGCTTCCCAATAAGACATCTGATCTGGGTGTTCTGCAGCATATACCTGCCCCGCAGCGTAAATGTAACCGTTTTTAGCAAGGCACCAACCTGTGGTACCTTTGCCTTCGTTATAATTTCCAGAGGGATCAAGTGCTAGTACTATCTTCGATTTCATAGTCTTTCTTTTCAGCCCAGTTTGTTTTAGTTATTTCTGCTTCTGCTACGATAGGAACTAAAGCATCGGGCCAATCCTCCATTATTTCTTTTAGATTTTTAAATATGGTATCTGGATCTTCTTTTCGGATTTCAAATACAAGTTCATCATGAATTTGCATTTGCATCCGAGAGCTCAGATGGTTATTCTGTAAGAACTCCCATAGAGCTCGGATGCGATATTTCAGGAAATGTGCTGCGCTACCTTGTACAAGAGTGTTTCTAAGTTTGTGCCCAGATATATTATAATACTTAATACCAAACAAGTTGGATGTATATGGATATCTCTGGGCACGGTCATAGCAGTACTGATGATAAGCCTTTACGCCTGGGAAAGCAGTGTAATAAGCATCATCAATTCTTTTACACTCTTCCAAGGAACGCTCTGGGAACATCTCTCTAATTTTGTTGAGAGATGCCCCATAGTTCTTAGCGAAGTTAACACGTTTGCCTATTGTCTTACGGTAATGCTTGAACTCTGGGTCTGACCTACTAAAGCCTGCTGCTTCCGTTGTTGCAGCATGTACATCTGTAGGTTCCCAGATCTCATCTGATTCATTAAGACGCCATTCTTCATGCCATCTTTTCAGATGATCTGGATTATTATAATCGAACTGAGTGCCGTTCTTATCATGGCATTTATATGGCATATAAGCACGGCACATGTTCAAATCAGGCGAACCAACAAGAATGGTGTACATTGCCTGGAACCTGAGCTCGATCTGAGAATAATCCAGATACAAGAGACATTTACAATTGCTCGGAACTAATACCATTTTCCTCGGATGGAATAGTTCGTTGCCGTCTCTGTCTACAATGGGTTCTTTAGGGAACTGTTGGAAGTCTGAGGTTACTCTACCTGACACTGCTCCTACTGAATGAATAGTAGTGTATAGTCTGTCAGAATCTTGCAGATCCTTTTCAAACCTGAGAATATAGGTAGAGTACCACTTTTCCAAGGTCCTCAGTTCACTTAAAGTATTTATAAACTGGATGGCGGGGTGCTGTGGATTCTCACGGATTAGGTTATTTTTCACCTGTTCCAATTCAGCATTTCCTGTGCTGGGAACAGCTAATCCAAACTTTTCATTTAGAATCCTTTTTACCTGAGCATGTTGACCTATTGTAATGTCTGCACCAGCCATGGCTTTAAACTCCTCACGAAGACGTTTGGTATACTCTTTCAGTCTGTGCTTCGATGCTTCCAAGTACGGTTTATCCGCTAGGAACCCAGTTCGTTCCATATCAAAGAATGGGAGTATCAAGCTATTCTCTAGAGCCACTCCTTTGAAGTTATCTCTAGCTTCAATTACGGGCTGTAGATGCTGATAGATTTCAAGAGTATATACTATGTCTAAGTGTGCATATTCATGAAGGTTCTTCTTATCTAGTTCATAGTATCGAATCATGTCAGATTCTACTAAAGAACTTACTGAACCTTGGAGGTATCCAGGCAAACTACTTTTCCAGTTTAGATAAATAGTTTTAACATCCTCGGATAGATCGTCTATGTCAAAGAGAGGATCTTTGAATAATTCCTGAACGACTCCGAGGGTATAGGACCTTGCTTTATACTGAGGAGGTGGAGCACCTAAGACTGCTAAAGCATCTTTGAGTTTTGTGTTATATTCTTTAGCAATCTCAGTCCGTTGCTTGGCTAAAAGTTTTTCGTGATACTTGGCATTTATGTCAATATATCTTGCTACGAAATCCTTTAGGCCAAGCGGGGCTCCACCTTCTTCTGGATGTAACGCATCAGTGGCATATCTTATATAGAACTGAGTATCGGACATGTTCTCAGTTCTATACTCGATGCCAATGTTTTTCAGCATATGCAGATCGAACTTAATGTTATGGCCTAGATATAGTTGGGAAGTCTTAACTATATCATGCCATTCATTAATGATCTGCTTTGCTGAAGGGTTATCTCTGAAGTCTACAAGGAATGTGTAGCCTTTTGTTGTGTCAGTAGGATGGAGAAAACCAAACTGAAAAATGAACGGCTTGTCCAGGATTATATGCAGACCGGTGGTCTCAGTATCAAAAGCAGCTACTTCTGGGCCTAGTTCTGCTATACCTTTTTTGATTACTGCCCAGTCTTCATATGTCTCTAAATCCTGAGACACATACGTTCTTTTCAGCATTACAATGGCAACTCCTCTCCTAGTCTTGGTAAATAAGACCTTTTATTTATTTGACTAACACCTAATCTAAATCTTTCAGTAGGAATAATGTCATAAGAACTAAATTTAACAAACAGACCCTTTGTTAAATTATTTAGTGCTTTGTTTAATTCTTCAGATGTCATACCAGTTGCTGCAGCTAAGGTGTTTTTTGTAGTGGAGGCTGTCTGTTCCAACTGAAGAATAAGAGTGGGACTCTTATCATAAATGCTCTGTAGGAGCTGAACACCTTCGGCATCAATGGTGACATACTGTTTTTCATGCTGTACATATTCCTTGAGCTTGAAAGTAGGATTATCATATATGTGCTTATAGAACTGTACAGCGAAATCGACATGTTCTTTCTGCACGATTATCTTTTCAAATGTATCATCTGTAGATACTACATAGCCTGCTACCGCAATTGCAAGCCTACAGATTTTCTTCCAAGCTTCAGTGCCAAAGATCTTAATATGACATTCATACTCTTTATTAAGTCTGTTGGCACACTGTACTATATACTCTGCGACATCTTGCGGGATGATGATTTGCTCTGCTGTACGAGACCAAATCCATCTTATTCTAGTCCGATAGACTTCTTGAGGAAGTGGTTCATCGGGAGTCCATAGCGGATCTATTTCAGAAGCTCCACGGTCAGACAAGATAACGATCATGTCATAACGTGCGATATCTTCTGCAGTATCCACGAGCTCTGTTAGAATCGAGAAGCCATTAGGATAAGATGCTATTGATTTGATCTGTCCATTAACCGTTTTAGGGTTTGTCAGGGTTATCATCCTTACCAATGCAGGTAAGGTCAGAGTACCTGACACACGAGCAATTCTAACTTCATTAGAAGAACGAATGTCAGTTAGCTCGGCAGAGACTTGATGACTTGATTTGCCAAATTCTTCAAAGATGATTAGTCCCTTATGGTTTTGTGGAATAACTCCTGCTCTAGTCTGGTATCCTGATGCAGTTTTGTTACTGCCACCCACTAACCCTGGTATTGTTGCAGAGTTACCAGCTAGGGAAGTTATTGCTCCTAGACCATAAGTTCTTCTTAGTGCATCCGCAGTAGAGGATTTACCTATACGGGATTCTGAGATGAGTAAAGTATCTAAGTATCCTCGAACATTTTTAAATGCTCCAAAGTTGAACTGTAGAGCTGTATTATAGGCTAGATCTATTGTGGTAATGAGAGTATCATTACCGTTATAGCCGAGGATACCTTTTACTTTCTGAACAAGCGCATGTGTCTTTTCTACTACGTTACCTGGCATATCTCGTATTACTTTAAGGTTATTGATGGCTTGTTCATCTACTTTGAAGTCTGTGACAGAATCGTTTGCTTGCTTAAAGTCAGTAGCTATTGACACAAGCTGTTGTCCCTTATAGGGATGAGGAACTAGCTTATGTGTTATAAGATACTTTTGTCCTGACTCTAGTTTCTTGCCTATAGAGTAGACTACATACTCCATCGGTTGAGCACTGATGTCGTCTGTCGTTTCAAACAGATCAGTGACATAGGCTTTGAATACCGTAGTCCGTTCGAGTATCTTAATGTTTACATACTTTTCTTTAAGCATGATTTTTAGAATGTTTCTGATGTGGTCTTTTATTGCGTCTTCCTTGAAATTACCGTCGATAAGATGTAGAACATCTCGGAGAGTATCTTCCGTTAGTTCCCATTGCCTGATTTCTCCTAAGGCCATGGTATCGTTTCCTGATAAGTTAAACTTCTCAGCGATAATAACCTTTGGGCAGGCAAAGGCATCTTCAGACACGGAGACCACTTGCACATTAGTTTTAACCATGCGGTTAATATTCTGTGCTTTACTGGCTTCCAAGAGATTCATGGTCCTGTATTGCGTGTTTGCAGCGGCATCATCTTCAGCTTTATAAAATTCCGTTGCTTCAATATAACGGATCAAGTCAGCCCTTGTTTTATGGTACTTGCTGAAGAAGTCTGTGATGTCTTCTTTGTTTACGCTGCAAACTTCATGGAAGCCAGTTACATTCTTTATTTTATCGGTATACGCTGAGAGAAATCTAGCTACTCTCAACGCTCCGATTTTTCCAGCGTCATCGTTATCATAAACGATTGCTACTTTTCTATCTTTAAAGAAGTTTGGTAGGATAGGAAGTGCGTTTTCACCACCAGTGAAAGTAATGGCATTAAACCCGTGAGAGCGGGCTACTGCCATATCCTTTTCACCGGCACAGATGAGAGTCCAGCGGTCCTTTGGAGTGTCTCGCCACTTATCAAAGGGTATTATTAAACCCGCTGGACAGCCAAGCCGTGAACGGCATTTGGGATTTCCACCAGGATTATATGTTCTTACATCTACGAGATGGTCGTACATAAATACTGGAAAAGCCAAGGTGTCTGTTTGGAGTTCTGGAGTTCTTACATCTAAGTCCTCCAGAACCTCCTGAGAAATCCCAAAAGATAGAGCACGTTCTTTTGAGGATTGGGTGAGCCTCGTGGATGATATCCACTCGGCCCTGTCCTCATCGTTATCGAAACACTTCTGAATCTTAGACATTTCAGCATAGTTGCAACCCAGAACCTTCATTATGAATTGAGCCTCATTATAACCTTCACCGCAAGCTTTGCAATGAAATAGGTTCTTTTCAGGGTTAACGTGTGCAGAGGGTCTAGATTCTAGGTATTCAGCACCTGTTGAAGTATGGTGGGGAAATGGACAGCAAACTGGCACTTCCCCAGTATACTCTGTTATGCCGAAGAAGTCTGTTAGGAAACTCAATATGCGCTATCGCTAGGCTCAGTTGCGTCTCCCATCGTGAACGGCACGTCTGCATCTGCAAAGGGATCAACCACTTTGCTGATGCGCTTGTACATGTCTGCGGCAAACATGTTAATCTGAGAACGAGGAGGATTGTTCTTCTCGTCAACGGTGATAGTTACCTCGCATTTCTTACCTACGCAGACCTTGGTCAGGTCACGCAGTTCAAAGACGCTGCCGAGATTAACGTCGATTGCCTGAATGAAGCAACGAAGCTTGTAGCGCATGTACTCGCTCTCAGACTCAGTGATGATGTCGAAGAGCTTTCCGTAGGATTTACCAGCTGCATCCTTAATGTCCAGCTGCAGATTCAGATACGGGGGCTTTTTGTCGTCCTTGGGCTGCTTCATAGTAGCCTTTTCGATGGTAGCGATATAGGCACCTGCAGGGATAACATTTGCCTGAGGTGCATTGGGCAGAGAATCAAACGAAATAGCCATTTTACTTATCCTCCAGTACCATATTGATTGCCTGATGTGCCTGAGAAATGGTGTTCAGAACGAACCGGGTTCTACGGGTATATTCCTGAGTCAATCGCTCGATGACCTTCGTAGCCTTAGTCAGCTCTGCCTGCTTACAATCAAGCATCTGTTCGAGCTGATCTACTTTCATAGACATCTCATTGAGTTTCGTCGTCAGGTCGTTGATCTCTTTCTTCAGAGCCTTGGTGTCACTGGGGTTCTTCTTGGGCTTCTTGACAGGCGTATCGGTGGTTGCGGGCATATAGGGGGTTACGGGGATATCCTCTATTGCTTCAGTGGGAACGGCTTCTATATCGTGCTTGGGCTCGATTGCGTTAACATTCTTCTTGGTAGGCATTTTCTTAATCTCCTTTTTAATCAATAGTGAGTTTTACGAACAATTCTTTGATGTTCTGCAGGGGCATGTCTTTCAGAGCGGTTTCTCCAAATCCAGCATCTTTCTTAATCTGGACCCAGAGTGCTCTTGCGTTGGGGTGAGAATCGAGGTATGTGGTAACACCTTCGATATATTCCTGTCTCTGCTGTTCCAGGAGTACTTCAGGAGAAGTTCCCTGATTAAGGTATTCAGCGATCTGGTCACAGAGCTGAGGAGTAAATTCGTAAGTCTGTCCTACTTCAAGGATAGCGTAACGAGATTTACTAATTTTGCCGATTGGAGGATTCTTAGCAGAACCTGGCTGGATCATCTGAATGACAAGGTCAGGCTCATACTTGACGTCGTTCTGCATGATCTGCTGCTCTCCCAGAGAAACAAGAATGGTCTTGCCATTGTCGTCTTTATCATATTCCATCTTTTCCTTTACTCGGACTGTGGAAATGATGTGACAACGGGAATCTCTGAAGAGCTGGTACAGCAGGTTCTTTTCACGAACGACATCTTCATCTCCCCAGGCTGCGTAAGAGTCTTTCTGATAGCGAGTATTCGTCTTCTTCTTTTCAGCGAGAATGTCGAGTACGCCACCTTTGTAAGACCAGCAATGCGTGATGCTGTCCTGAATAAGAACTTCAGCACCGGCGCTGATTGCAGCTTCTCGGAATGCGAGATAATGCGAGGGTGAATAACCGATGTCAGGTGAGAAATCTGCTACCTGGAAGTCTTTGAATGTTCCACCTGCAGAACATGCAATACCATCGAACAGCTTCAACGAATTGTTTTCAGTGTCGAGGGCAAAGACTTTTTCCCAGTCTTTTGCAAGGGCTTTGGCTAGGATAAGTGCGAGACCTGATTTACCTCGTCCTGACAGCCCTTCTATCAGGATTGAGGCTTTGCATTGTGCTCTTTTTACTTTTGAAAAAGAGTACACTGGATTACTACTCATTCTGAACTCCTTTCTAAGCTGGACCTAAAATTATTTATTACCTCGGTCTCAGTCTTTCGTTCTTGTAGTAATTTTATTATATCCTCGTCAAAGCTGTCAGCCATGACAAGGTTATAAATAACGTGAGGTTTGTCTTTCTTAGCTTCAGTTGTTGCTACGAATCTGTCTTCAGCTTGTTCTATAGCACCAATCGGAGGAAAGAGATCTGTAAAAATTATAGCTTCTGCTCGGTCTAGAGTCAAGGCTTCTTTTCCAGACATCGTGTTGATTATGAGTACATTGTATTTACCTTCTTGAAAATCTCTTACATACTCTTCTCTCACTTTCGGGGCCACCTCCCCTACAATTGCTGAAAAAAGTATGTTTTTTGCTCTAAAAGTATCAGCAAGGCGGTGAATATACTGTGTAAAGTTTGAGAAAATTATAATAGGTGTATTGGGATTTTCGTCTATAAAATCTAGAATCCATTGTGTTTTTGGACTCTTTGATTTTAGATCTAGAATGCCTGGATCTAAACAGATCTGTCTGTATCTTATCAGTCTGTCCAGGACACCCTGAGTAATAATATCTTCTGTCTGATAAGAGCTTTTCAGTTCTGTAAGATATTTCTTTTGCTGTGTGGTTAATGGGAGTTTTACTATTTCTTTATCTTTCTTAGGGAGCCATTGCATGACATCTTTTCGTTTACGCTGAGTACAGTATTGATTCATGAATGCTTGTAGTTGTTTTTCTTTTCCAGGTAGAAAGTATTTATACTCTGTTTTTGTTTTTCCAAATCCTATGAAAATTGTGTCTGGTTTAAAGTATTCTTCGTAGAATTTGTAAGCAGAATTAAATCTATCTGGGAATAGAAATTTAAGAATTGAGAAGACATCTTTAGCTTCGCCATATGCTGGAGTGCCTGTTAATGCGAGTCTATAGGGTATTTTAGTAAGCTTGAATATTGTCTTAGCAACCCAAGTTCTTGGATTTCGGATTGTGTGTGCTTCATCCAGGATGACCATGGTCGGCTGCTTTTTTAGAATTTCTTTTACATAGCCTTTTCTTGTAGATGTCTCTTTGATTGATCCATATGAAATGATTAGGCCATGCGTCCAGTTTTGTATAGCTTCTTCTTTCTTTTTAGGAGTACCATCTACGACTATACAAGGTTTATTTAACCAGGTGCTATATTCGTTTTTCCACTGGTATAACGCTGAAGAGGTTGTAATAACGAGGACTCGTGTATCTTCAAGTCCTCGTTCTTTTACGGTCATCAGTGCTGTCGGGGTTTTACCTGTTCGTTGTTCATTGAAACAACCTGTGCAGGGATGTTTTACTAGAAAGTTAACATCATCCTTCTGGTAGGGTCTCAGGCTTTTTTGGGAATCCAAATCTATCTACCTCCTGTACGTTTGGTGCGTGCATCTGTTCGTCGTTCAGTGGAACGTAGCAGTATATGAATACAGGTCCATCAGCTTCTTTGTCGTCATCTGCTACTTTTTGTAGAGCTGAGATAAGCTGTGCCTGGCCTACGGAGTGTGATGTACCAGCATCTGCAATAATTTTATTTATTGAGGATTCTCTTATAACTCTCATTTCTCGTTTGATATAATCTCTTATATCAGGTTCTTGGAGAAATTCTGCCCAATCTTGAGCACTATAGCTTTTATTTGATACAGCCTCCAGATCGTACTGGTCCATTGCTAGGGCTTCTTTGCCGAGCGCTCTGAACTCAATAATCATATTGTTTTTTAATACTGGATTCATAATGTCAACTCCTTTATTATATCTTGTGCTTTTAAAAGTTGCTCCATACCTTCGATGTCCGATGGAGCGCAGTGAGGTTTATATTCCAGATCAAAATCCAGAGTATGGCTTAGGGCTATATATTTTGTCTTACTCATTCGCATTGTTTTCAGGAGGGTGTCAATGGTAATTCCGTTTTGACGGGCTACTGTTATAAACTCTGGTTTTGATGGTCTGATATTTATTTGATTGAATACTCTTTGTAGTAATCTGAGTGCTTTGGATTTATCCATTTTAGCTAGATCTGCTAAGAACTCTATGTATGCTGTAACTACCATGTAGTCACTGAATCGCATATAAAGGTTATTACATAGAGTTACAAATCTTATTTCTATCCAACGCTCGTGACTTTTCATGGTTACAACTAACCTTCCTTACCTGGAATGCTCATCTCTTCAGATCCGAATTTATTGGCGCTACTTAGAGATTTGTTAACGGGATGAGCTGGGTCGGAACTTATAAAATTGCTAGAGACTTCAAGGGTTACAGGGCTTTTGGCATCTGCTTGCTTACTTACGTTGGTGAACAATGAGTTTATAACTCGTCAAGTCGCCTTCGCTGCTGCAGCTACGAGTCCTTTCTGGCTCCCTCTCTTGTCCTACTAGGTGCTGGATAAGTTTTCAACTTTATCTCTGAATATAACCCTTGGGTCGATATTCAGTATTTCTTGTAACCTTACCATGCTACTCGACTTTCCTGGTGTGCCTGTCCGAAGCAGGAAAGTTGGAGCAATTCCTCTTGAGAGGGTGATCCGGTCGCTGGTCCTCCGGCGCGTTGCACGGAGCTTTAGCGGAGTGCACGCGCTCGGTAGGACTGCGAACGGGATCACTTCTCAAGAGCGAATTGCGATTCGTAATAACAATGTCTTAGGTACGTTATCAACTATACCTTATGATTGTAAAAATTGCAATCATAAATTTTCTAGCATGGCTTAAATTCTTAAAAGTTCTTTAATGTTTACGTTGTATTTCTGCTCGTATTTTGCTAAAGTTGCTAAGGTATAATCTGGATCAATGGACATATAGTAACTTATGTTACCATTTAGTACCATCTTATCCTCACTTTCCCAAGCTACTCCCCTCAAGTGATCCATGATTAGATTGTGAAGAGCTGCTCGGAAACGCTGGTTCTTTTTGTGACCAATGGTCATTCTGTTGTCCTTGTTTAGCATTATGCCAAGATTCCAGTTAGCACCATTTCTGGAACCAAACCTGGTTTTTTCCTGGTTTATCTTAAACGGTGCATTAGACTGTTCCAGGATTGCTTTGGTTGCTGCTATGGTTTTGTTGTAATCCCACTTATATTTGCTTGAGAACAAGAGATCATCAGCATATCTGGTGTAGATAATCTTGTTTTTCTGACAATGTTTAGTGATCTTATAATCGAGCGGGATCATACAGATGTTTGTCAGTGTCGGGGACAACGGTGTGCCCTGTGGAAGGCTGTCGTTTAGAAAAGCATATTTTAGCGCTTCTGTGAAGTTACGCTTATACTCTTCATTTTCCAACAGGAATCCGATAGGGTAAACTTGCTCCAGGATGCTCATGACATATTCGAGTGTATGACTCGGAAAGAAGTTTTTCATGTCCAGCTTTAGGAACCATTTTGAATCATTCGCCTGGTGTATTTTAATAGCTGTTACTGTGCTCCTCTGCCTTACATATGCATGAGCTGCATTGTGTGGCAGGATCTTCAGGGTGTGCTCTAGGTAGTTTTTCAAAGAAGTCAGATAGTCTTTCAGCTCTTCATCAGGAGCATTTATTTCTCTCCAGCCTCCTGATTTCTTCGGAATGTGAAAAGTGCTATAGTGTCTCGGACATTCTGAAGAAGGGAAGCTGGGCAGTCTCGGGAGTATGTACCCAGTGTTTTTGTTATTTCTCGTGAAGAACTGTCTGAGTCTTTCTTTGTCTCGTTCTACTGTGAAGGGGATTGTGATTGCTTCTGGTGTTCTTGGCTGAGTTGTGAACTCAACGCCGTTAAGAAAATCTTCAAAGGTAAGTTGATATTCTTCAGGGCGTTCTCTAAAGGTTTTGTAAAATGTTATAAACATATTAGTCCTTTCTACACCTTACACACATGCCTATCATGATCTGAGGTGCCTCCAGGGGAACTTCTATCTGATGACCTTCAGCTAACTTTTGACATGTGGATTTCTTTATTCATCTGTTTCTTAGACTCTGATAAGGGGATTTTGGCATCGGAGTTCATTGAAAACTATTGACTCATTTCCTGTAGTATGGCTCAATATTTTCTTCTTGCGGGCCCGCGCTGCAGGTTGCAACTGTCTTCCTCCTTATCTTCGACCTACTAGGTGATACTGTTGTTGTCAACGAGCAGTCTCTTTTCAGGATTTACTGAAAAAGAGATTTTCTAAGGTGTGTTTGTTAGATTATCCAGGCTTCCGAGTTGAAGGTTTCCAGGTCTGTGATGATTGTTCTTGCGTATCGACCTGTATTGAGAAACTTTACGAAGTTTGCCATCATCTGCATTGCGAGTGTAACCGGTGCGTAGATGATGGATACGGAAAGCCCACAAGCTGTTACAGGAGTCTGCTCTACTGCTTCTTCGTGAGAGTATTCCATGGAGCGAATGAGATTATCGATCTCTCTGTCATTGCTCCAGAGAGCTGCGTGCACATTGAAATCTGTCAGTCTCATGCGCCCATCACAGACCCATATAATGTTTGGGTTATTACGCCATGCTTTGCAGAGTTCTCTTCTTGTGTCAATGTTGTCAACACAGAGGAAGATGTAACCGTTCAGCCTGGTTTCTGTGGTTACTCTGATAGGATGTGCTTTAATCACTGCATCTGGATTGATCTTTTTAGCGATCTCAATGAGTGCAGCTACTTTCGGTACTCCTACCATTTCAGGCGTATAAATCTGATTTGCCGGATTGTGCGGAGATACCACATCATCATCCCAGACATGCAGATTTGTTACTCCTGCTCTAACAAGTCCTTCCACAAGGAATCCTCCGACTGCACCCGCGCCGATGATATGAATCGGCCTTTTGCATCTCTCAGGATCGAAGAAGTCTTTGGACTTGTTGTTGTTGAACTGGAATCTGCGCTCTGAAACTTTTTCCATGTGAAAGGTACCTCCCGTACATTATTTTTAATGGCTGTGCTTGCCCATTCCTGAGCTTTTCTCGTTGTTTCAGGGTCATCAGTGTATACTGTGATGTCACTGGTGTCGTAGATCATTCCAGTTACATAGTCATAAAGCTCTATCGTGAATGAACCCTGCTTATTCATAATCATGAATATATAGAAACTGTCTTTCTTCAGGTTCTTCAGGATGTTCTCTCTGAACTGCATGTCTGTACCGGAAGGAGTACAACCCATATTTACATGAGAGTGTCCATGCATCTTCATATCACAGAAGTTTTCAAACTCGTACTGACGAAGGATCCACTTGGAGTATTCTTCTTCATCGGATTTTGTTGTTGCAGCACTGTTGTACTGCGGATACATGATGACATCGTAAAGCGTGAAGTTCATGCCATCTCGTTTTACGAAACCGTGCCATGCGATCTCGTCCCCCGACTGGAGAACGAGCTGTCGCATTTTCATGTAGCACAGCGGTTTAATTGTCAGAACCGGCTTCGACGCGCGCATTGGTTTCATTAGTTACCTCCATAATTTCTTTTAGAGAGATATCTTGTTTATTTTTGGTGTCTACAAAGCATTTGTATGAGGCACGACCGAACAAAGAAGAAAAGAATTTAGAAACAACAGGAGAATCATAAACGTTTAAACCTGAACAAGCTTCAATGATCTGTTCTATGATTCCCATTAAGTCTCTGTTTTTAACACGTTCAGCAACGAGTCTTGAATGTGCTCCCCAGCAATTGTAATGCATGATGTGCGGAGAAGGTATCCGGTCCTCTGGAATAGTTCCGTTATTATCTCTTGCCGGTACGGGGTTTAACATATCTAACTTAACAAATGCCATTGTTTTGATTTTGTACTCTTCATCAACAAAGATATGTTTAAAGGCGTTCAAATAAGCATTTATTTCTTCTTCAGAATCAATGCGTTCTCTCAATCTATTTTTTGCGATTACCAGGAATTGTTCTGGATCATTTACATAAAGGAATGAGTCTATGGTCAGCTGTAAAAGTCCATTTGAGAATGAGTATTCTTTAATCGTTTTAGAACGATCTAAGAACTCCATAAATTCTTTTATCTCATTTGATGTGCCTGCATTTATCTTTTGTTTGACGATTTCAATTTGTTCAGAAACTTTTTCCAGTTCTGCTGAGTGATCTGCTATTATGCTAAGAGCTGTTCTTATTTTGTGCTGATGGTGCTCATATTCTTCTTCGAGATCTTTTAGTTCTTTTTTATTTCTTTCTTGCAGGAATGTACTTATCTGCTTTGTTACATCAATTTTAAAGGCATCTTCATTTTCCCAGTATTCATCGAAGAATGCTTTAAAAGTGTTTCCTGTGTTTGCATCACAAAAGGAAAGAATGTTTTCCGTAAGTTCAGCACATAATCTTGTCAGTCTTTTTACAAAATTTTGTGTTGAAAGTTCTGGAGTGTTTTCAGAAGGTAACATTTTACTTGCAAGAATAAAAGTTAAAATCTGTCGTGCTGTGTCAAAAGTGAAAGTATTGTTTATGAAGATTATAACTGTTTTTCTTGTTTTGCTCATTCCCAAAATAAAATCCTGAGAACGTTTGCAAAGAACGCTATCTTGAACTGTGCTGTAACCTCCATTGAGCTCTCTCCACTGCTGTACTTGCTTGGATTTGAAAACACTTGGAGCTGTTCCAATAACGAAGAAAGTTGGATGATTTTCAGTAGTGTTTAGCAGATTTGTGCAAATTGGGAGATATCTTTCTGAGATTGCTTCAGTGGGTCCTTTGATGTAGCTGCTTATGATTTTAATTGGTTCGTTATAGAATCTGTTTATCAGTTCTAAAGCCCAGCTACTATGAAAGGATAAGGTTCCTTGACTGCTTTGATTGTACCTGATATAACAGTTATTTTGTGCTGTAGGGGTAAAGTTGTATTTCTGGGCTAGCATCTCTTGGGCTTTTTTCAGCATGTCTGAGCCGTATGCTCCCCAGTATACCTGTTTGAGTCTATTTACCATTGCCTACTCCTAAATCTACACCGTACTCATCTCTTAATGAGTCATATAAATCTTGCAGTTTGACGTAGCCCTTGTTCAGACTATCTGCAAGATATTTTACGGCATCCCAGGCGGGTTTAACCTGTTCAGGCTGAAGATAACCTTTATCTATAAGTGCATGGAAGCACATGCACTTCGCTTGGATAAGGGCATACGAAATTGCTCTGTGCTCCCATGTTTTTAGTTCGGCCTGAGATACAGGTTTTCGGCTTGGGTTTGTTTTCTTGTGCTTCTTATGCTTAGGCACAAGCACCGTCTCCCTTAACAACTGCGATAAGGGAAGCTCTGTTACCTACACCCAGTTCAGCAAAGGGCGTATCCAGATCGCTCGGACGGAGCGCACAGCCATCGAGGTGGAGAGTGCCACCGGTGATGTTCTGCTGTGCCTCATCGAGGGCCATGCGGGGAGTTGCATTACGATCCATAACGAGCTCAACACGATCTCCAGAAGAGTTGCCAACAATAAGAGTGAACATAATTTTAATCTCCTTTATAAAATAATAATAGATAATTTTTGTAGATCCCCCAGACTCAACTATCTGAGGGACCTATGTTAGGCTTATTCGACCTCGATCATGCCCAGGAGGTCGTTTCGGGCATTGTAATGGGCTCTTATTACTTCTGCGATATCGTTCTCGAATCTCATGAGGTTTTCGAGGGCTCTCTGATGAGTCTTTACGAAGTCTTCAGCCAGAGTCGCCTGGTCGAAACAATCCGAGACCAGGTTGAGAGCAGCCTTACCCTCATTGGTCTTGAAGTTGAACACAGCTCCAATTTCACTGAGGCTGGAGAGGTGCCCGATAGCGCAGGCATACAGGATCTTTCCGTTTTCATCCTTTACGGTGGTCTTGCCCACGGCCTCAAGGGTGTCAAAGGGCAGTTCGGAAATAACGGTTACAACATTACCGTTGACTTTGATCTTCATGTTTTGTCTCCTTTTATTTATTAGATTTATTTTGGGTAAGATTAGGTTGCGCTTAATTACTTTGAGGTCTGATCTCTTATTCTATAACAGAGCCGATTTGTCATCATACTTTAAATTCGGTAAAGGGTCAACCGGATCTCCTTTCTGATCGCTACATTTTGTGAATACTTAAATTACGCAAGCATAGGCACCAACCCCTTTCATCTCACTTTCCTAACTTATATCCCCCTCAATACTGTCATCGTTCCAGTATCCGGGAATGTCAAATTCTACAAGTTCTTGTATTGCCTTGAACTTTAGGATTTCTTTGACAATTTCTGGGAGCGCTTTGTAGATGTCTCCGAATTTATCGAAGTCATCTTTTCCAGTTACAAATTTTGACTGAACGAATCTGATGTAATAATCACGCGCTTGTTTTTGAAAATTTTTATCGCTCAATGGAGCTGTTGATCTTATGTATGGTGTCATTGGAGTATATCCTAGATGTCATATTTTGCAATGAGGTTCTTCAGTTCGATTTCCCTGGCTCTCGCTGAGAGAGTAGGATCCATATAGATTGCCTGCTTTTTCGCTTCATACATACGCAAGCGTTCTTCATACGGAAGATTGGCATATTTGCTGTTATATCCTCTTTTCTTCAGTTTCTTCACTTTCCTGACCTCCTTCCCTATTATGCTCTCCAGTATTGGGTTCTTGCAGTTTCTTTGAAGTCGTTTCTGAGTTCGACTCCGTTATTGCTTACAGTGATAAAGATTGCAGTAGATGGAACAGGTCTGATATCATCGTTATGGTATCTTGAGAGTTGATTTGTTGCTATTATAAAGTTTGTTTCAGTGGGCTCTTCTTTATCAGAGAACTCACAGAATTGTTCTGGCTGAAGAAGTACTTCCTTGATGCTATCTGGATATTCTGAAGACTCCATACGATTTAAGACTACCCAACAAGCTAATGCTTTAGCTTCTGGAGTGAGATTATAGCGTTGATCCAGGCAATCTAGCCATTGTCCTAGTGTCCAGGCATCACTCTCGTATTCACTGGACAAGTACTGAGTTGCGTAAATACCTTGTTCAGCCTGAGCAGTGAGTCGTGCAATTTCTGCTTCGTGGGTAGCTTGTAGGGCCTCTATTTCTGCCTGGAATCGAGTAGTGTCTTTTTCAATCTGGCTTCTGCAACCTACTAGCATTAATAGTATAACAGATTGCAGTACCAGAATCAATGCTTTTACTTTCCTGGGGTCAATGACATATTTTAGAAATTTTCCTAAGTTTGTCATTTTTGTCACCTTTTTCTGCAGTTTGCTATTAGCTTGTTGAGTTCCGCAAGTCCACGCATAAAGATTAAATCTTCGTTGTAGAAGTAATCACGCAGTTCTTCAAGTTTAGAAACTGGCACGGCATCAACAGTTGGAGCTTCTCGTAATATAAGCGTTGCGTAGTTGGTCAGATGATATGCACTTGGGTGTGCAATTCCTTGATTATGTACAGTTTCCAATGCTCTATCTGCATCAATAAGTCTTGGCACTGCTATCTACCTCCTTTATTTTCATCCTCCGTAGTAGATTCTCCATAGTAGCAAAAAGCGTTATACCATACTGTTTTATCAATCATACAGCAGTGCTTGTATTCAGGTACAGATGTGTTCTTGTGGTATTTGCAGTCTTTACAGTGTACTACTTCTGCTACATTTCTTCTGTTCCAGTATTTTATTACTTCCCTGTCACTTGATCTTTCAAAAGACTTAATAAAACGAACAGATTCTAATCCGCATTTTTCGCATCTTATGTAAGAGGCACCAAGACCAGTTAGATCATGATCCAGGATTGCTTTGCCTCCGCAGAATGGACAAGGTCTAAGATAATCCATTTTTATCTACCTCCTTTATCACCTTCCGTACCTTCTTCCCTTATTCTGTAACTGTAACTGTAACTGTAACTGTAACTGTTTGGAAATAGGGCGTTTTTCCAACAAAAAAAAGACTGAGGAATTTCCCCAGTCTTTTGATAGTTTATTCTGCGCAGAAGAAATCGGGATCCTCCTGCATCAACTTTTCCATGTCAATGCAGGGAGCGAAACGGCTGTGCTCGGTTTCTTCGCCTGCCAGGGAGGTAACAGTCCAGGTTTCCTTGACGTAGCGAATGATGAACGCTTCGCCCTTATGCTTGTTCGCAGCAGCCACGAACTCTTTCATGGACTTGTACTCTTTGTACAGATCCTCGTACTGGCTGGCAAATGCGTTGCAGAAGATCTCTTCCGCGATCTCGTTGTTGGTCCAGAACGTCGCGGGACGAACAGGAACACCGTCGATGCTCATATTGAGCGTGAGGAACTTACGTCCCTCTTTGGTCGTATTCATGACAAGGTTGTCAAAGGTAACTGCGTAGGTCTTTTCGTTCTTGAGAGGGCGAGCACATCTGATAGTCATAATAATTTCTCCTTTACAAATTTAATTTTTAGCACTTTCCTGACGGATTTTTCCTTAGTCCGAGTATGTACAATACCTGAACCATTCGTAGTTATTGAACCAGTTATCTTTTCTGGCTCTATGGACAATGCGGAATTTACCTTTGATTTTGGTCGAGAGACTCATTAGGATCAACCTCCTTTATCAATTTCACTTTCCTTACTAATTTCCCTATTGTATCTAAATAAATAAATGCAATGGAAATTTTTAGGTTAGTTCACCCTCTATACCCCTTACCCTGGCAAAATCAAAAAATAAAAAATGATACCAAAAATTTGGTACGCTAAAGTATTGTTTGGATATTTATATAAATATGTATACAGATTTCAGACTCTCCAGACCCCCTGCTCTGGCAAAATTAAAAAATAAAAAATGATACCAATTCTT